TACCCAAATAAAAAAAAAAAAAAAAAAAAAAAAAAAACGCTTGTAGCGAGGTTTTAACGATAAATTAACAAATTCAATTTTCACTAAAATGGTAACAGCAGACAAAGTAACAAGAGAGGATTTAAAGCAGATGCAGCCCGGAGAATCCCAGACGTTTAAGCTACCCAACGCACAGGCTTTGGATAGTGCGGGCACTACGGCCTATCAGATGGCCCGTATCGAGAATTGCACCTACGAAGTCAAAAAGAACTACGTAGAAAGAACTATCGAGATCAGTAAGAAAGCATGATTATAACAAAGCCCGAAGTAGTACCCGACGGCCTGTATAACCAGAAACAGGCAGCAGAGGCGTTACACCTTGACAGGCACACGATAGCCCGGTATGAGGCTAACGGTTATCTGAAATTCAAAAGACGTAAGGCCGGAGGCGGTAAGGTTACGACGGGCACGGAAATAATCAGGTGTTGGCAAGGTATGTATTTAGTAAAGTAACAAAGCTATGACACAGATCATTATTACAGTTGCTTTGGCCGCTTTGTGTATCGTTAGCGCGGTTATCGTTCGCAACGACATTAAGGCAACAGCCGACTATTTGAGTTAAAGCAAGGGGGGGGGACATGGGACGTAATAGTATGTTTAATCCGATTTTAAGAAGAAACAGCAGCCCGACAAAGGCGTTACAGAGAATGGCAAGGGATTACCCGGCAGAGTATGACACCGTTTGCAGACTGCGTAGCACTCACGAAATCCTGTATAAGCTGAATCCAGATGATTTTGAATCAGTATGCAAAGAGGCTTTACGCGGATTGGTAAAAGAGGGAATTTGTAAAAGACCACAATTTTAAAAGCACTATTTAGTATGAAAACAGATTTTAGCGTTAGTATTCAGGTCAGTATCGGAGTAACGCCCGAAGTCGTACAGCTTGTTACGGCGATCCTGACAAAGCAACAGCCGACAGCGGTAGTATTACCCAACCCGGCAAGTAACGAACCACAGCCACAGGGAACGGCTACGGGCAAGAAACCCCGTAAGTCCAAGACCGATGCAGCACCCGCCAACGGTGCAGATGCCGGAGATCAGGCAGAGGCACAGGAAGAGCAGCAGCCCGCCGATCAGCCCGGAGAGGCAGAAGCCGAAGCACCTGTAGAGGAATCCCCAAAGCAGCTTACAGAGGAAGATATTAGGGAGGCTATGCACTTAGTACGTCAGCGTATTGAGGGTGAGAACTACAAGGAGAATACCGACAGCGAGGGATATAAGAAGTATCACCGGGTATTAACCCAGACCTTTAAGAACATTTCGGCTTTGTTGGGCAGCGACAAACCAAGCACTTTGCCCGCTGACAAACGCGCCGACTTTATCAACGAAATTAACGCCCTGATCGTAAACGAAAAGGGAGAGATAGCAAAACCCGAAGCCTTTTAGACTATGCCAGGACTACACGCATTATTAAGCCCGTCAGCGGCCCACCGTTGGATGAATTGCACGGCAGCACCCCGGCTTGAAGAGACCGTAGAGGATAAGGGTAGCAGCTATGCAGAAGAGGGTACGTTAGCCCATGCCTACTGTGCCAAGAAACTGAAAACGTTTTTGGGTATTCCCACAGACGGCGAAGATCAGGAAATAGCGCAGTTAGAAAATACGTACCATACGGGCGAAATGGACGAATACACGGACACGTACGCCACTATCGTATTGGAGAAATTCAACAAGGCACGTACCATAACACGCGATGCACAGTTATTGGTAGAGACCCGTTTGGACTTTACTCAATGGGTGCCAGACGGCTTTGGTACGGGTGACGCTTGTATTATCGCCGACGGTTGTTTGGAGATCATAGATTTTAAGTACGGCAAGGGCGTTAAGGTCAGTGCCTACGAAAACCCACAAATGAAAATCTATGCTTTGGGAGCGTACGAAAAGTTTAGCTTTGAATATAACATAGACCGGGTTAGAATGACTATCGTACAGCCCCGTATCGATAATCTGTCAGAGTTTGAGTTAAAGGTTACTGATCTGCTATCATGGGCAGAGACGGAACTAAAACCAAAGGCAGAAGAGGCATACAACGGCAAGGGTAAGCAGTTACCCGGTGTCTGGTGTCAGTTCTGCAAGGTCAAGGCACAATGTAAGGCCCTGACAGATACGGCCCTGAATCTGGCAAAGCAACACCAAGACCCGAACCTGTTAACGCCCGAAGAGATTGCAGCCGACGTTTTGCCATTCATTGATATTGTCAAGTCATGGCTAACGGGTATCGAGGAATACACCCTACAGGCAGCTTTGAACGGTACGAACTATCCGGGCTATAAGATCGTAGCAGGCAGAAGCATACGTAAGATAACGGATCAGCAAGCCGTTATGACAGCACTTAACGCTAATATGTTTGACGAAGCCGCTTACATGAAACCCCGTGAACTTAGAAGCATTACAGACCTTGAAAAATTGGTAGGTAAGAAACGCTTTGCAGAGATTTGCGGTGATTGGATCGAGAAACCACAAGGCAAGCCAACGTTAGTACCTGAATCAGACAAACGCCCGGCTTATGACACTACGGCAGATGATTTTAAAGACGTAAACGTATGAGCAAGCCAACTACAGAAGATCAGCAGCGTAGGGAGTATTACAACGAACTATACACCCTTGAAAGAGACTACGACAGGGAGTTTAACAACCCCGAAATTTGGTACTAATCAATTCAGGCGATCATGGATAAATCAGATAATAAAGATCAGTCAAAGAGCCAGACAGCAAAGACCACTAAACGCTATCCTTGCGGTACAACGGTTTGCTTTTGCCGTGATTGCTTTGGTTGTGCATGGGCTGAAATTGATTACGACGATTGAACAATTTAAAATTAGGAATTATGAACGAGACAATTAAAGAAGTTATTGAGACTTTGGAGGCTACGGCCAATAAGTTACGCCACAACCACGAAACGGCTAAAGAGAACCTGACACCACAGCAGTTAGGACAGTACGAAAGTTTGGCTTTGTCCGTATGCTTTACCCTGTTGAAAGCATCCGAGTTTGAAAGCAGTATTAACGCTAACGATTAACGTTATGGCACTAAGTAAACAGCGGGAAAGCCCGAAAGAACCGAATACAGGCAAAGCGGCAAAAACCGTGCAAAGCCTATTCAGGAATAAGAAGATCATGCTTTGTATCTTATGCTTTGCGGCTTTGGTAATTGCTACCGTCTGCTACCGGGATCACAGACCGCCACAGATCGGGGCAGTCCAGACCGCCAAGATCAAGAAACCCGATGGCCATATCATTTCTATAGAATGGGTTAGCGGAGTTGAGGCCCCCGGCGTAACGCATGATCCAGAGTGCCCGGTATGCAGTATCAGCAGATCGGAAGAGTTCAAGAAAGCTATGATACAGCTATTCGACAGCTTACAGGTACAGGTAGTAGATTAATAACAAATTCAAATAATATGCGAAGTCGTACAGCAAATTGGTTTATCTGCAAGATCAGATATGATAAGGTAGGTGAGGACGGCATACAGCGTAAAGTAACCGAAATCTACGTAGTCGATGCTTTGAGTTTTTCAGAGGCAGAAGCACGTATAATCGAGGAAATGGAAAGCTATATTAGTGGCGAGTTCAAGGTTACTAATATCGATCCGGCCCCATTTGCAGAAATATTCTTTTCAGACGAAGAGACAGCCGATAGATGGTACAAAGCCCGATTGGAGTTTATCACTACCGACGAAAAGACCGAAAAGGAGAAACGTAGTGCAGTTACGTATCTGGTGCAAGCCGGGACGTTTGACAGTGCCCTAAAGAGCGTTAACGAAGTCATGGGCGGTACGATGATTGATTACGTAACCGCCGAGATCAAGGAAACTAAGATTATGGACGTTTTCGAGTATGAGAAGAAAGAAAAGGCCGATGATCCAGACGATGAAGATTTATAAACCCTATTTACAAACATTTTAAAATTTAAGAGTTATGATTAAACCAATTATCAAAGAGGGTACTAAGGTAGTGTTTGGCCCGTGCCGACTGTCCTACACCCATGTTTTCAACAAGTACAACCCAGACGGCCCGGAGGCAGAGGGTAAGTTTATGACAAACGTACTGATCCCCAAGGGAGAGAAAGAGACTATCAAGGCTTTGGAGCAGGCGATTAACGAGGCAAAGAAGCAGGGAGTGGTTAACAAGTGGGGTGGCAAAGAACCCAAGAAACTTGATATGCCCTTACGTGACGGCGACGATAAGGACGATGAAAACTACGAAGATCACCTGTTTGTTAACGCCAAGTCAAGCACGCGCCCCGGTATCGTCGATAAGAACAAAGTACCCATTGTGGACGAAGAAGAAGTATATAGCGGTGTTTGGGCCGTCGTATCTGTTACTTTCTTTGCCTACGATAAGAACGGTAACAAGGGTATCGCCTGCGGGCTGAATAACATTATGAAGTTCAAGGACGATGATCGTTTCGGTGGCCGGGTATCTGCTGAAAGCGACTTTGGCGACGTTGACCTGCCAGACGAAGATGAAGATCTGTAATTTCTTTTGTTTAAGCCATAGATAATACGTTTAGATGTGCGCCCGTCGGCGTAAAGATGTGTCGGCGGGCGTTGGCAAGAAACTTAAAAACAGAAAGGCAATGACAACAACAATTATTACGATCCTGATAATTAGCGCAGTTATAATTTCGGCTATCTTTGCTATGCGGCTTAGAGCAGAGCGAATTAGAAAAAAGAGCATCCGGGACTTTAACCGACGCTACACAAGCCACTACAATATTAACCGCCTGACACAGCAGACCTTTAACAAGGCTGTTAATATCGTCATAGATTTGGTTAAGTCAGACGGTGCAGACATTGAAGTAACCTACAAAGATCAGGTGATCTTTAACGGCTATATGGATATTGAGGCAGAGACGGGCAAAGATACACCCCATTTCTGGTATAACAAAGAGGTATTAGACAGATACGGAATTGACTACAGATATTAAGGTTTAAGGCTATGACTAAGAAAGAATTGATAGAGAGAGACGAAAACGGGCAGCTTACGGTTGACGTTGCGCCCGAAGCGATCAAGGCAGAGATACAGGTAAGTATCGATAAGCTATTGAAGAAACGCGAAGAGGCCAGAGCCAAATACGGCAAGCTAAAGCGTACCACCTTTGAAACGATTGAGGACAAAGGTATGATGAATCCTGAAAGCCTCTATGAAGAGTACCAACGGATCGAGGCAAAGGAATCGGCGTTAAGTTCAGCAGAGCGTACTATGATCAGCCAGATCGTCGTACTGTCTATGCAGGAGGTTTTCACGCGTAAGATACAGGAAGCAAAGGAACTTTCAGAGGCTTTGGAGAAACCCGCCATAGCAAAGAAGAAAAGAACCAAGAGAGTTGTAAACGCCAAGAAAACAACCGCTAAGAAATCCGCTAAAGAGTAAAACAGTATGCGAGAATTAGGAATAGACATAGAGACTTACAGCAGCAACGATCTTGTGAATTGTGGAGTTTACAAGTATGTTGAGGCCCCGGATTTTACTATATTGCTTTTTGCCTATAGTGTCGATGGTGGCCCCGTCGTATGTGTGGACTTTGCAACGGGTGAGAAATTGCCAGACGATGTATTTGCAGCCCTGACAGACCCCGAAGTAATCAAGACGGCGTTTAACGCGGCTTTTGAAAGAATCTGTATTAGCGTCTATTTCTTTGGCGGCAGACTGTTAGACCCTAAACAGTGGCGTTGCACAATGGTATTGGCGGCACGTATGGGTTTGCCTCTATCGTTGGGACAGTGTGGCGAGGTGCTGCATTTGGCAGAGGGCAAAATGACAGAGGGTAAGGCCCTGATCCGCTATTTTAGCGTACCGGGTAAGAACGGAAAGCGTCACCTACCAAGCGACGCGCCCGATAAGTGGGACACGTTCAAGAAATACAATGTAAGGGACGTTGAGGTAGAGCAGGCTATTAAGAAAAAGGTGCAACGCCTGATACCCGCTGACTTTGACGAAGAATTATACGTAGCCGATCAGGAAATTAACGACAGGGGCGTTATGATTGACCGCGTATTAGTCGATGCAGCAGCCCGGTTTGATGATGAATACAAAGCCGAATTGCTCAAAGAGGCACAGCAGCTTACGGGAATGGATAACCCCAACAGCCCGGCACAGATCAAGGAATACTTACATAAGACTACGGGTTTCAGCATCCAAAGCCTGAATAAAGCAAACCTTGATGATATAGACAAAAAACTGATCTATTGGCCCAAGGCACAAAAGGTTATAGCGATCCGTAGGGAAATGGGTAAGACCTCTAACAAGAAATATGAGGCTATGCAGAAATGTGTCTGTAAGGATGGCAGAATACACGGGCTTTTGCAGTTTTGCGGTGCAGCCCGTACAGGCCGTTGGGCGGGCCGTCTGGTGCAGGTGCAGAACCTACCCCAAAACCACCTTGAATCATTGGACTTTGCCCGTAATCTGGTACGTCACGGCGACTTAGAAGAATTTGAACTGAATTACGGTAACGTAACCCAGGTACTAAGCGAACTGATCCGTACCGCTTTCATAGCAGCACCCGGCCACGTATTCCACGTTTGCGACTTTTCCGCTATCGAGGCCCGCGTTATCGCATGGCTTGCAGGTGAGGAATGGGTATTAGACGTTTTCAGGACTAACGGCGACATTTACTGTGCCAATGCCTCTAAGATGTTCAAAGTACCCGTTGAGAAGCACGGACAAAACGCGCCTTTGCGCCAAAAAGGAAAGATCGCTACTTTGGCTTTGGGCTACGGTGGCGGTGTGTCTGCTTTGGAGGCGATGGGCGGCAGCAAGTTAGGACTAACGGAAGATGAAGAAAAGGAGATCGTTAAACTTTGGCGTGACAGTAACCCGCATATCGTCAGAATGTGGGCTATCATTGAAAAGGCAGCGATCACAGCTATTAAGACAGGTGAGAGCGTAACGGTACACCGGGGTATCATTATCGGCAAGCGTTGGGGAATGCTGACTATTACCCTACCGTCAGGGCGTACTATCTGCTACCCGCGTGCAGAAGTGAGCATAGAGTATAACGACGGTTGGCGGGGTGATCACGAAATTATCGAGTATGAGGGATTGAACCAAACTACGAAGAAATGGGGAAAGATACGTACCTACGGGGGAAAGCTGACAGAGAACATAGTGCAGGCCGTAGCCCGTGACATATTGGGTATCGTAATTCTTAGAGCCAAAGCAAACGGTTTGCCTGTAGTATTCCACATACACGATGAAATCATAGTAGAGGCTACACAGGATCAGACGTTACAGGACGTTGAGGCTTTGTTTAGCAAGCCGATTGATTGGTGCAGGGATTTACCGCTAAAGGGTGCAGGCTACACCACACCGTACTATCTAAAAGATTAAGAGTTATGAAAGAAATCATTTGTTCTACAGATTTAGCAACAAAGTACGAAAAAGGCTCTAAAGTTGTCGTATATTGTTACGAAAGCGAAAAGGCCGAAGCGGAAAAGGAAACAAGAAAAATGGGATATATACCTATTGACTTTGTTTTTATTGATAACGATTATTGTATCAGTTATCTAATTCCAAAAGGGCATTTCACTTGTGCGCCAAAGGTAAAAATACAATGGGCTGCAAGTTCTTTCACAACAACTTTTGCAAGAATGGTACGAATAATTTAGACGGCACTGATCCGGGTAAAGTAATTGTCTTTTTACCAAGAAAACGCCTGTAAGGGCGTATAAGTAAGTAAGCCGATAAACTATACCCCTAAAGCCTAAAAGCCGCTTAGAAACGACATTTAACTGAATATTAACATTTAAACGTAAGAATCATGGAAGAAAAGGTAAAAGTTTGTGTAGAAGTGGATAAGCAATTTATCCGCGAAGTCATGGTAGCAGTAGGCATTACAGCCGCCGACCCTAAAACCGCTAACAAGTTGATCGAAAAGATGGGTAGCGAAATTGTCTTAGACGAAGAAATGATAGACGATGAAGATAATAGCAAGGAAATGAAATTTACCTTTGCGGCTATCGCTATCGGTGCAGCGGCTAAAATGGTGGACGCGGAAGAGAAACAGGAAAAGGAGAAAGCTAAGAGCGAATAAGTACAGAATATGGAAACTATTTTTTGCCCTAACGAAGAATATACGCGTACCAAGTTTTACGGTAGCCGTACAAAAGCGCGTTGCGTTGGTTGCCCATGCGCCGACACCTGTATATACAAAGCAGACGTTGAGGCAAAGATATTAGAAAGAAACAAGCACTATTTACAAGCATCTAAAAACGTAAGAGTTATGATTATGACAGAACAACAAGAATTGAAAATGCAGCTTTTAGATAAGTTTGCAAACATCGAGAAGCCGGAAACGGTAGATTTCTGCAAAGCCGCTTTCGATTGGTTAACCGAAGAGCCAGAAAAGGTAGGCTGTTGCAAATCCGATTTCGACTTGTTAGCCGAAGAGTTACAGCCCCAAGGTAGCGCAGTTGTAAAAAATAGCAAGCCTGATGGTTTCTATCTGGTATTTGAAAATGGCGAAAGCATACAGTATAACCCGATCTATGGGGGTGAGGTTGTAAGTGACAGCCCGGTTAAGTATGTCGGCATCAAGTGGGGAGATCGTAGCCTGAAAGTCGCTTTGCACGATCAGGCAGCGGGCGAAGATATTACCCTGACAGCATCCGAGGATAAGACTAAGGGCTACAAACGCTACATTGATAATTATCTGGATGCCGTAGCCGATTGGAACGGTAAGGAGAATACCGAACACCTGAAAGCCATTGGGCTTAACGAGGAAATCAAGTTAGAAGATGGTGAGTATATCCCGGCTTTAGGTGAAATGTACTTTATCTATCTGAATCGTAAGGGCCTGAATGAGATTTTAGAGCAGATCGGCGGTGAGCCTATTGCAGATGATTGGTTTTGGACTTCTACCGAGGGCAGCGCGACGGGCGCCTGGATTCTGAGCCTCAACAACGGCAGCGCCGGCAGCCACCCTAAGGCATCGTACACGGATCGGGTTAGGGCCGTTTCAGCATTTATTTGTTAGTAATTAATTCTTAGTTATTAATCTTTGCCCGGCGGTAGCCGGGCGATAAACAAGGCAAAACGATATGAGAATTAAAAAGGAAATACGTAAGATACGAATTGCAGAAGAGGAAATAGATACGTCAGTATATGCAACCTGCAATAACGAACGTATTTATACCCCTTACAAGGATATGCCCTATTACTATGTCATATACGTACAAGTCAAGGTATTTTGCTTTTGGGTAACTATCTGGAAAGCAAGCGTAGATATGTGTGACGGCGACGGTAGGACTATCGTACAGGCCAGAGCAAACGAGATTGTAGAACTAATAGAGAAATCATTATGAATAACGAGCAGCAGAAAGCCCGCCATAATTGGGTACAATTAGAATTATTCCCCGAAATGAAAGCCACCAAGGGGGGGGAGCAGTCAGTAACAAACCAGAATGATACAGCCAAATGAAAGTGAAACTTTGCCGTACTTGCATATCCTACGATCCTGACGATGAAACACCGGGCTACGGAACTTGCGGCATTACGGATTGTCAGGTATGCGAGTGCAGGCAGGGTTGCATAGATTGGAAGTATTACAAAATTTGGAGGCCCTGACTATGGATAAGGTACAGTTATATGGTGTGACAGCCATAAACAGAATGACACGAAAGCGGGAAATCATATCTGGTGCAGCGGACTTTGAGGCTACAGAGCGAAAGCGTAAGAACCTGTTAAAGACGCGCCCGGAGAAACGCCCGTACATCTATCCCCAAACGGTCAAATATCCTAAACAACTCAATTTATTTACGAATCAGTTAGACGTATGAAATTTACTATAGAAAGAAACATTTTGCTTGCAGCATTACAGCGGATCAGCAACGCGGTAATGACTTACAAGAGGGCTAACGCTTTGGGTACATACCTCTATCGTAACTTTATCTTTCATGCCGATTTAGACGAACTGACTATAGAGGCAAGCGACAGGGAGGTAGTAATGATTGAAACCGTTAGTATCGGTAATCCTGATGCAGAGAAAAAGGTATTTGCAATAGAGGCAGGCCCGTTGCTCAAAGCCGTTAAGTCACTTGACGGGCAGAGTTTAGAATTTGAGATATTAGAGTATCAGGTAATCGTAAAGCACACTACGGGACGCTTTGCCCTACCTTTGGACGAAAGGGTATTGGAATACGACGCTATGCGGAAAGCCGAAGTGAACTACGACACAGCGCATTATCTGAAATTAGAAGCACCGGGCATAAAGTCTATCTTAGAACGTTGCGCCTATGCCGTTGCACAAGATGAATTACGGCCCGTAATGAATGGTGTATGCCTGAATCTGACAAACGACTATGCCGATTTTGCAGCATCCGACGGGCATAAGCTGATCAGAATACGTAAGACCTCTATCAAGACGGACAGCCCGGCAATGATGGTGATACCTAAGATCGTTGTTTCGATCCTACGTAAGATCACACCAAACACGGGCTTTGTCGAAATCTGGTTTAACGACTATAAGTTTGATTGGCCCCAAGACGATCTGGATAACAGGCCACCTTGCGCCTGTAGGATCGCCGTAGATCAGACGATTATTGTATTTGTACCCGTTCAAGGCCGTTACCCGGCTTACAATACCGTAATACCCGAAGATCATTTTACGAGGTTTGTAACTGTCAGCCGTCAGGCGTTGATTAAGTCTTTAGACCGTCTAAGCCTGTTTGGTAATGAGAGTACCGGGCTTATTACCGTAAACCTGACAGCGGGTAGAATGTGTATGAGTTCAGAGGATAAGGATTTTAGCACGTCGGCAGACGAAGAAATACCGTGCAGCTTTGACGGTCAGGAACCCATACGTATAGGTTTCAAAGATCACAGCCTGTTACAGACTTTGCGTAATCTTAACACTACAGAGGTTATGTTTAAAATCCAAGATCAGACACGGGCAATTATCATTAACCCGGCGATCCAACCAGAGAGCGAGGAAATAACGGCTTTGCTTATGCCGATGCTGATTAACGATTAAGGCAGTGTAGATATGAAAATACCCATTCCAACTATAGAGGATTTCCCGGCAGATCGCGCGAATTGCGGCAACTGTACCAGAAAGGGCGGTTATTGCCCACGGAGCAAAAAGGATAAGCGACAGCATAACGGATTACTTTACGGCTTTGGTAATCAGATAACGGGTATCATATATCGTTGCATAAACTATACAGGCCCCTTTAAGAAATAAACGGTATGACTGTAGGATTAATAGCCGTAGATAGTAAGTACCCTAATTTGGCACTGATGAAACTTAGTGCATACCATAAGGCAAAGGGTGATTTGGTGGAATGGTACACGCCATTTCAGCAGTACGATATTGTCTATATGTCTAAGATATTCACCTTTACGCCAGACTATTGCCAAGTGATCGCCAACGCTGACAGGATCGAGAAAGGCGGTACAGGCTACGATCTACATAAAGAGTTACCCGGAGAGATAGACCGCTTGCAGCCCGATTACAGTATCTACAAAGTCGATCCTAATCTGGCATACGGTTTTCTTACAAGGGGATGCCCGAATAAATGCAAGTGGTGTGTAGTACCTCAAAAGGAGGGTATGATCAGGCCCTATATGGATATAGAGGAAATAGCAGCCGGGAAAAAGAAAGCTATTCTGATGGATAATAACGTTATCGCGTCTGAATACGGGTTACAGCAGATTGAGAAGATCGTAAATATGGGTTTACGCGTTGACTTTAATCAGGCTTTGGATGCAAGGTTAGTAACCGATGATATTGCCCGGCTTTTGGCAAAGGTAAATTGGATCAGGTACGTACGTTTCGGGTGTGACACTACGGCACAGATTGCACACGTAGAACGGGCTGCAAGCCTGATGGATAAGTACGGCTATAAAGGCGAATATTTCCTATATTGCATACTTATAGACTTTAAGGAATCTTACGCCCGCGTAAGTCATTGGAGAGGCGAAGAACATAAGCGGTTTAAACCGTACTGCCAACCGTACAGGCCGTTAGACAGACGGGAGGCGTACCAAATACCGCTTTGGCAACAGGATTTAGCACATTGGGTTAATCAAAGGCCCCTTTACAATACCTGCGAGTTTGTGGATTTCAAGCCACGTAAGGGCTTTAGCACCAGACAGTATTTTGAACATTATTAAAAACGTATTAATATGGCACAGCAAGAATTTAAAAAGATCGTACGTCAGACAATGGCAGCGGGATTTCTCAAAGCCCTGATCGAGAGGCTTGCAGACGAACAAAACCCGTTTGACATGAAAGTACGTAGAGTGGAACGCGGCACATGGCAGGTTGATTTACTCACAACCGAAAAGGATTTTGAGTATTTCCGTAATCTGTTGGCTGATCCCCTAAAATGGTAGCGCGTATGAAACTAAAGCATGATTTCACGTTAGACATAGCGACAGCCCACAGCCGTTTGTCTAAGAAGTGGAAAAACAAGAAATGGCAGTGGAGCGAGTTAGTAGCCCGGTGCAGCGAAACAAAGCGTACAGGCGAAAGCGTAAAGGAGTACATGAAGATGACCCGTGAGGAACAAAGCGACATCAAAGATGTAGGCGGTTTTGTCGGCGGTTATCTTTCAGGCGGTACACGTAAGACGGCTAACGTTATGTGGCGATCCGTTGCAACCTTAGATGTGGACTACGGTACGGCTAACTTATGGGATGATTTCACGATGCAGTTTGGCTTTGCCGCTATGCTCTACAGCACCCATAAGCACACCCCGGAAAGCCCGCGTTTCCGTCTGGTATTCCCGTTATCGCGTAACGTCACACCTAACGAGTATGAGCCGATTTGCAGAAAGATAGCAGAGGCGGTAGGCATAGACCTGTTTGATATTACGACGTATCAGCTACCCCGTCTTTTCTATTGGCCGTCAACTCCTAAAGATGGTAACTACGTATTTGAGTATCAGGACGGCCCCGCCTGCGACGTAGATAAGATATTAGCTACCTACGTCAATTACCGGGACGTATCAGAATGGCCCATAGGCAGCAGGGAAACCGAAGCCGTAGCCCATGAGATCAGAAAAGCGGGTGATCCTTTGGAGAAACCGGGACTGATAGGAGCATTTTGCAGGGCATACACCATTGAAGATGCTATAGACACATTCCTACAGGATGCCTACGAAAAGACGGCCACAGACGGACGCTATACGTACAAATTGGGTAGCGTTGCAGCGGGTTTGGTATGCTATGAGGGAAAATTTGCCTACAGCCACCATGAGACAGACCCGGCGAGTAAGCAGCTTTGCAACGCTTTCGACCTTTGCCGTATTCACCTGTTTGGCGTACATGATGAAGGAACCAGACAGACCGACATAACCAAATTACCGTCGTACCTGAAAATGCAGGATTTCGCATCAAAGGATAAGACGGTACGCGTATTGCTGACTAAGGAGCGACGCGCTGATATAGATGCAGATTTCGACGGTGTGGACTTTGACGAAGCCGGGGACAGCGCAGTATCAAAAAATACTGATTGGATGGCCGAATTAGAGTACGACAGGAAAGGCGGTATCAAATCGACGCTGAAAAACATTATCTGCATATTGGATAACGACCCGATGTTATCAGGGCACTTGTGGCATGATCTGTTTAGCGGGTTTGACTTAGTGAGAAACGGGCTACCCTGGGATCGTAAGGCCGTTCAGTGGGGAAACCGCGACGATGCCAATTTACGCGTTTACCTTGAAGAGAATTACGGCGTAACGGGTAAGGATAAGATTAAGGATGCAAAGGACGCGGTATTTACCCGCCACAGAGTACACCCGATCCGTGAGTACCTGAATAGCTTAGAGTGGGACGGTGTGCCACGTCTGGAAACCCTGATTATCGATTATGTGGGTGCAGAGGACACGGCCCTAAACAGGGCTATGACACGTAAGCACTTTACGGCAGCGGTGGCCCGCGTTATGAATCCGGGATGCAAGTACGACTATTGCCTGATCATATCAGGCGAAGAGGGCATAGGCAAAAGCACCCTGTTTAGCGTCATGGGTGGCGAATGGTTTAACGACAGTCTGGTAACAATGGAGGGTAAGAACGGTATGGAACAAGCCAGAGGCGGTTGGGTTATCGAGTTACCCGAATTGGGCAGTATCAAGCGATCCGACGTAGAATCTGTGAAAGCCTACATAAGCCGTCAGGATGATACCTACAGGCCCGCTTACGGTACGGTTGTAGAGAAGCACCCGCGACAGTGCGTTTTCTGCGGTACAACCAACGAAACGTATTTCTTAAAAGGCGACACGGGAAACCGTCGTTTCTGGGTAATGTCCGTAAACGAGGCTTTACGTAAGCACGCCAACGTTAAAGACGAACTGATAGCGGTACGTGATCAGATGTGGGCAGAGGCCGTAGAGTATTGGCGAAGAGGCGAAGCCCTGTATTTGCCCGGCGATCTGGAAAAGGAGGCACGCCGGAAACAAGCCGAATATAACGACGAAGCCGACGATCCGATGAAAGATATGCTATTAGCATATCTGGATATGAAACTACCGCCTGATTGGGGTACATGGGACTTGAAACGCCGACGTGCATATATTACCGATCCTGATCCTTTGGATGCAGCAGGCACAGAGACACGCGAAAGGGTATGTGTGGCAGAGTTTGTTTGTGAGCGTCTGGGTAAGGATATGGGCGACAAGGACTATAAGTATATTGCCCGTAAGGTTGGCAGGCTGATGGATGATCTACAGGGTTGGGAGCGTATCAGTACGACTAAGCACGCGGCAGCTTTGTATGGAATCCAAAAAGGTTTCAGACGGGTATATAATGACAGCGACGATGAAGATATTTAGAGTAAACCAAAGGTAAACCAAATGCTGAAAAAGGTAAACCGAGTAAACCAAACTACATTTTTTAACAATTAGTGAGGTAAACCAAGGTAAACCAAAGTAAACCAAGTTGAAAAGGTTTAGTTTACCGTAAAACCCCGATAAATAAAGGGATTTCAGCAAGGGTAAACCGAGTAAACCAAAAAATTAGTAAAAATGTATAAGAATAAAAATACATATAAAAATAGTAGTAAACGGAGCACCAACGCGTACGCGTACGTGAGACGCTTAAACGTTATCGCACGAAATGTTACGCGGGCGCACGCGAGGATTTGGTTTACCGACTAAAAATAAGCAAGGATATGAGAAAGAACGTAGAGAACATAGTTAGACATTCCGAGGTATCAGAAAAAGCTATCGAGGCATATTTGGTTAAGCGGTGCAAAGAAAGTGGTTTGCTATGCCTGAAATATTCCAATTCCAATACGACGGGCTACCCTGACAGATTGGTTTGTGCCTACGGCGGTAAAGTGATCTGGGTAGAGGTGAAGAGTAAGGGAAAGAAGCCGACGAAGTTACAGGAGATCAGGCACAAGGAGTTAAGAGACCTGGATCATAAAGTTTGGGTTGTTAGCAGTAAGCCGGAAGTTGACGAACTGATAGGTTATATAGAGAGTATAGCACAATTACGTTTCGAGATAGACGGTATAAAGGTTAGAGAGTATTTAGAATCAACGGACTTACGTATAAAGAAACAGAACGTATGAAATTCAGACCCTACGAATATCAGCAGACGGCGATCAAGTGGATAATGGATAATCCACGTTGCGGCCTATTCCTTGATATGGGATTAGGTAAGACCGTTAGCACCCTGACAGCCATACAGCAGCTTATAGACGATTGCGAGATCAGCCGTACTTTGGTGGTAGCACCTAAGAAAGTGGCTGAAACCACATGGACTACAGAGGCCCAAAAGTGGGATCATCTAAAGAGCCTGAAAGTATCAAAGGTGATGGGCACGGAAAAGCAGCGTAAGTTGGCGTTGGCTGAAAAGGCAGACGTTTACGTTATCGGACGCGATAGCTTTGTATGGCTTGTGGGAATCTACGGCGGTATGCTACCCTTTGACGTTCTGGTTATCGATGAACTAACGAGTTTCAAAAGCAGTAAGTCAAGCCGCTTTAAGGCTATGCGGATAGCAACGCCTACGGCAAAGCGGGTTGTAGGACTGACAGGAACCCCGGCCCCTAACGGCCTGATCGATCTTTGGGCACAGATGTATTGTATAGATATGGGTGAGCGTCTGGGCAGATCGGTTACTAAGTACCGTGAAACCTACTTTGAAACCCATAAGTGGAATAATATCATAGTCAGGTGCAACGTAAAGAAAGGTTGTGAAGATGTGATAAGGAAAAAGATAGCCGATATTTGTCTGTCTATGCAGGCTAAAGACTATCTGCAATTACCAGACCTGATTAGCCACACGGTCAAGGTACAGTTATCGGCTACAGTTATGCAGGCATATACTAAGTTTGAACGTGAAAAGGTATTGCAGTTTCAAGACGAACACGCCGGGGAATCTGCAAACGTATTGGCACAGTCAGCAGCCGGACTTATGAACAAGCTAAGTCAGTTTGCCAACGGTGCAATATACGACGAAGATAGAAACGTACATAACGTGCATGATGAAAAGTTAGACCGTCTGGCAGAGATCATAGAGGCTGCAAACGGCAGCAGCGTTTTGGTGTTCTATCAGTATAAGCATGATGCAGCACGCATAGCCGAGAAGTTCAAGGGCTACCGGGTAAAAGTCTATTCAGACGAAAAGCAGTTGATAGAGTGGAACGCCGGACAGGTTGACATACTTTTAGCACACCCGGCATCTACGGCCTTTGGGCTGAATATGCAAGACGGCGGGCATTACATAGTATGGTTTGGTACAGGTTGGAACTTAGAACTATACCAACAGGCCAACGCCCGTTTGCACCGTCAGGGACAGCAGTACCCGGTACAGGTGTATAATCTGGTTTGTGCGGGAACGGTTGACGAAAGAGCCGTAGCCGCTTTGGATAACAAGAAAGGCGTACAGCAGGGATTGTTAGACAGTCTTAACTACCTGTTACGTAAGCATAGCGATTTGAAGTAAATAAAGTGAATCTAACGTTAATAAATTAAGTGATATGGCAAAGGATAAAGAATATAATAAGCTGATCCACAAAACGAAGTGGCTAAAGCTACGTAAGGCGAAGCTATCAAGTAACCCCATTTGCGAACGGTGCAAGGAGAAACCCGCCACAGAGGTACACCACATAAAGCCCGTAGAAGATGGCTTTGGTACAGAACGCTATACCCTTATGTACGATCCCCATAACCTGATGGCACTTTGCCATGATTGCCACATACTGACCCATACTGAAATGGGACGTAGTGGCAAGAAACACGCGAAGCGTAAGGCAGCGACACAGCTAAAGGATTTTTGTAAAAAATTCCTCATTTGTGAAATATTGTTTAAAATGTTAACGGGGGCGGTCGTTTTTTAACACACCATAGTGAGGGTTAAACCTCGCCTGCCCCTCTTTCTATTTGAGAGTGATTTTTTTGGCTTGTGGGGGTTAAGACCTTTTAACGGTTTCCCTTTTTGCCGATTGTGTTTGAATTAAACTATACGATATATGAAATATGATGATGCTTTTGATTTTGGCAAGTTTGGCAGGCCCACCGCGAAGCCGGAGCCAGAGCCAGAGGCCCCGCTATCTGGTGGCGACGATGCCGACGGCCTGATTAATGCCGCAGTAGCAAAACGGGCACACCGACGTACTAAGGAATGTACCGAACTGTCACAGCGGTATGAGTACAGGCGTGCATTTAGTGAGGTGAAGCTATTGGAGGCCATGAAGTACGTTACGCTACAGGAGGGGCACGCCTACCATTTCATAACAGCGGGTGACGTTGACAGCCTTAGTTATCTGAAAGTCGTACTTAATCAGCACGATCTGGATTATTGCCTAATATCTACATGGTGTATGGCGGCAGAGGATATACTACAGGTGCAGCAGTGGTATGATGCAGGGCGCATTAAGAAATTTGATATGTACTTAGGTGAGATTTTTCCCGGCAGCTATAAGATCGAGTGGGCTATGGTTAAGAAATTCTATCAGGAACACCCGGAGGTAGGACGCGCCGCGATTTTCAAAAATCACAGCAAGGTATATGCAGGTTGCAATGAATCGGACGGCTTTTATTTTGGCATAGAAACAAGTGCCAATATAAATACGAATCCGAGAACAGAACAGGGTTGTATTACTGTTAGCCGGGGTATCTATGATTTCTACAAAGAGTATTTCGACGGTATAAATAGCTTTGAAAAATGATACAGGATAAGGAGCAAAAGAAATTGGATATTATAGCCGAGATTATCAGGCAGAAAGGCTTTAAGGGTATCGCCTGTGATGTAATCGGTTTGAATCCCCGGACGTTCAGGCAATGGATGGCAGAGGATCAGGAATTTAAGCAAGCCGTTGAAGATGCCGTAGATATATGCCGGGAGCGCAGGGATGAAGAAGCGGAAAAGGCTTTGTATGATCTGGTAGAGGCAAAGGACACTACGGCGGTGATCTTCTATAACAAGACCCGTAACAAGCATAAGGGCTATACGGAAAGGATGATACCGCAGCAGCAAAAAGAAGAGGTTAGGCCGATGCCCGAAACGCTTGCTTTGGCAGGCCCGCCGACAAAGGAAGAGGCTAAGATTATCCGGGCCAAGGTAGAGAGCAAGAAAAGGTATTTGGTTAAGTTGCTCAAAGAGCAGGGCAAATATACGGCTGAATTGTCTATACAGGCAACCGTTACGGCACAGTTATTGGTACGTGCAGAGATATTGGCTACAGAGGTATTGGCAGACGGCCACAAGCCCGTTAATGTCGAGATTTCCCGCGAGGGTAACACCCGTGAAAGCGTCAGTCCAAAGGAAAAGCTATACCTTGATGTTTCGGCACAGGCACAAAAGGCACTTAGGGCTTTGGGTATGAACGTTGACAGCAAGGAACGTAAGACGGATAACGACGGCTTTAAGGAGTTTATGGAAGAGTTTAGTAAAGATGATGATTAAAATATTACGGATATGGAATTAAGAAAAATCAAAGAGTATTCAAGAAAAGCCCATGACATAGCAACAGGGCACGGTTTCCACGATGAAAAGAAAAGTGATGCCCATTGGCTTTGTCTGGTTATTAGTGAACTGATGGAAGCGGTAGAGGCTGACAGGAAAGACAACCGGGCTGATATGATCGGCTTTGTTCAGAAAGTCAGTTTGCACCCGGAGTTTTCAGAGCGTTACGAAGCCTACATAAAGGGCAGTGTAGAAGAGGAACTGACAGACGCGGTGATACGTATCTTTGACCTGATCGCCGAAAAGTTCCCGGATATGCGGTTAGGTGAGGGCTTTTTTCCAAAGCCCGAAACGGATAAGTCGTTTACCGAAAAAGCCTACGATCTGATCTACGGGATATTGGGGCCGGACAGAATACAGTTGATCGACGCTATCAGCTATATAGAGGAATGGGCCAGACAGTTAGGCTTTGATCTGGATTGGCATATACGGCAGAAAATGGAATACAACGCGCAGCGTGAAAGATTGCACGGCAAAAAGTATTAGACAATGACAGCGGAGGAAAGGAGCAAGGAAAGAGAGTTTAAGGCGCAGGTAGTTGAGGAACTACAGGCAAACCGTGATACGTACCTGAAAAAGTACGCGTATGCGCTTGCGGGCACTGATCAGCGTATGGAGGATTACGTTTGTCAGGTGATCGATAACCCGGACGATCATAACCTGTATGAGCATTTGAAGATTAGGCGGTTTTTCCTGATGCTTGATAAATGGGAATGGAAACCCAAGCGGGCTAAGAAGAAAATACGGCTGTTTGAAAAACTGAAATTCAGCGGTACGTCTGGTAGGCGGTGTGTCAAGTTATCCCCGGTACAGGTCTTTTCGTTTGCCAATATCTACGGTTTGGCCAGACCCGACGGGCGTAGGCTGATTCGTACCGTCTATAAGTTTGTGCCCCGTAAGTACGGCAAGACAACAGAGGCAGCGGGTTTGGCCGTTGACGATCTGCTGTTTGGCGACCACAACGCCGAAGCCTACGTAGGGGCCAACTCTTATGATCAGGCGAAAAAGTGCTTTAACGAGATCAGGGGTATAATGAAGAATATAGACCCCCGGCAGAAGCATTTCAGGATTAACCGGGAAACGATTACCTTTAGGGACGGCACGCGGGAAAGTTTGGCCCAATGCCTGACAGCCAACGCCCAGACGAAAGACGGTTTGTTTGCCTCGCTTGCTATCCTTGATGAATACGCCCAGGCACGCGACACGGCCAACAAGAACGGTGCAGACCTGAAAAACGTACTTACTACCTCTATGGGGCCGCGTAAGAACCCGCTAACGGTGATTATCACTACGGCAAGCGACGTGATCAACGGCCCTTGTTACAAGGAATTGGAGGGCGTTAAAAAGGTGTTGCGCGGTGAGTTGGAAAACGACACTATATTTGCCGATCTGTTTCTGCCTGATGCCGACGATGAAGAGAGCGACCCGCATACATGGGCAAAGGTGCAGCCCCATTTGGGCGTAACGGTGCAGCCGGACTTTTACGAAATGGAATGGGGCAACGCCCAACTGTCTGCTGAAAATATGTTGGCATTCCGTACAAAGCTGCTGAATATCTTTACTATCAATGAAATTAAAACGTGGTTTGGCTATCAGGATGCAAAGCAGATCATTGGTAACTTTAACATAGACACCGTAAAGGGAAAGCCGGATTGTGCCGTAGCGTTTGATCTGTCAGTGCATGATGATTTCAGTGCAATAGCCTATACCATATATAGCAAGGAAAGCAAACGTTTCTATAGCCACGTTGACTACTATTTTCCGATAGGAGCGTTAAAGGGACACCCCAACGAAAGGTTATACCGTCTTTGGCACGAACAGGGCTATTTGAAATTCTGTAAGGGCCGTAAGATCGATGTACGTATGTTAGCCGATGATATTATAGCCCGGTCAAAGATCGTTAATATCATACGTATTGGCTATGACGGCTATAAGGCACAGGATTTGGTTAATATCCTACGGGTGACAGGCGGTAAGAATCAGCTACAGCCCTACGGCCAGACCTACGGCAATTTCAATTTGCCCGTAGAATCGTTTGAAATGCTTGTGTACGACGATCCCCCGAAGATCACTTTGAACGATAACCCGATCAATGTCTATTGCCTGACAAATTGCGTATTAGACGAAGATCATTTGGAAAACAAGAAACCTTTGAAGATTTCACAGTATCGTAAGATCGACGGCGTGGTTTGTGTACTTATGACTTTGGGGCAACTTTACAGCTATCAGAGGTAAATAAGGAAAGTGGCGGGTATTCAGCCCGCCACTATTCGTTTTTTGGTAGTCCTAATTGGAAATTAAGTATTTTCGATATATCCGTTACATTCTCAATGTAGCCTTCAAAGACGGTTTCCCATTCATATACGGACATTAAGAACACTTCTACTTTAATCTGTTGGCCGTTCTGATCCGGGATGAATACCCACAGGCGAAATTTGCCACTCCAAAAACTATCTCCTATTGGCTTGGTGAGGCTTTGGAAATCCTCAGTTTCCCATATACCAATTTGCATACCATGACCTTTGTACTCAAAGGCTGAAAATTCTTTTTTGAGTAATTCGGTAACACTATTTCTTATGTATTCGTAATTGCTATTCATACGCCTACAATCTTTAGAGGCCCGCCACAATGAGGGCAACAGAAAGTATTACCGCTGATCTCTTTAGCCAGATCGTCAGGGCTGATGAAGAACTGCCACACGGGTACGCCTACAGCGGCAGCGATCTTTTCAAGCGTTGCGGTGGTTACGGAATCGGCAGCGACCATTTGTTTAACCGCTGACAGGCTTACGCCCAACTTTTCGGCTAATTCTGGTTGGGTAAGCCTTTTTTCTTTTAATACGTCTTTTATTCGCATAATTCTTTAATTTTAGAGGTTTTCGGGTGCAAAGATAGTAATTTCTTTTAAAAAGTATAGTTTTTACTATGCTAAATAATGTTAAGGTACAGAAAATAATGGTCTAAATATTTGCAAAAGTGCAGAAAAAGTTGTACCTTTGCATTATAGAAATAAAGATAATAACAACTAAAAGTAAAAAATTATGACAACGATTAAGTGCAACAATTCAGAGCGTAAGGCGGTTGAGTTCTTTTTGAACGGCGGCAGAGCCGATCAGATCATGGTATTTGCCATTCAGGACAATGAGTATTGGTTTACTATCGGCAAATTCTATAAGACGGTATCAGGTGCGAAGCGTGCAGCGGTTAAGGTAATGGCACAATTCGGCTATACTTTCGACGCTAACGAAATGGCTAACCTAAAGATTACCAACGATTAGTAATAACCCGGTAGGGCTACGGCCCTACCATCAAAGAAACCAGAGTATTAACAATTAAACATATAAGGATTATGAATACAGCAGAGCAGAGAAAATCAGTGATCGAGCAACTTAACAACGCTAAAGAGGTTGTCAGTGAGAAAATGAGTAAGCCGGGTTACGTAGTAGCCGGATATGGCGGTGATACCTATTACGCTTACGTAGGATCAGGCAGAGGCTATGAGGGTGCAGCCCTTACGCCTGTCAGCTACAGCCCGGTAATATTCAACAGCCAGAGGGCAGCACAGCGCGAAGCCAATAACGGCACGTACAGGAACGGACGCGGTGAGGTGATCAGGCTTGAAGTGGTGGAGGCATCCGAATACTTTGCCAAAGTCTTAGAGGGTATTAACAAGAATATCGAGTTTATCCAGAATCTTTAGTATTAACCCGGTGGGGCACAGGCCCCACTACAAAACAAGGGAGCAATGAAAGTAGCTTTGTGCCGTACCTGCCTATTCTATCAGCCTGACAGCGAGGATCAGGGCACTTGTGGCCTGTCAGACTGTACGGTTTGCGGGTGCTGTCAAGGCTGCATAGATTGGCGGTATTACAGGATTTGGAGGCAGTAGCCTAAAATTAATTTCTTAATAAAATCAAATATAGGACACGTTGCACCATAACGCGCCATAATGCGCCACGCGGTATTTTGAAACCGTATAAATAAGGTGTATCTTTGCCGAAAAGATATATCTATTTTATGAATTGGTGGGACACCCTAAAGTTTTGGAAACCAAAGCGTGAAGATGCAAGTGAGGCCCCGGCAACACCAAAAACGACACGTACCACCCCGCGTACAGGCGCAGGGCTAAGATACTTTATGTTTCCTGATACAGAGCCGTTGGCGATTGCTACGGTGTATCGTTGCGTGCAGCTTTTGAGTGACAGCGTAGCCGGACTGCATTTGCAGTATATGAAACTAAAGAATGATCGCTACCAAGAGGACACCAATAGCGATCTGCATTATCTTCTTACAGTACAGCCGCAGCCCGAAATGTCAGTTTTCGACTTTTGGAGCATGGCGGTTAAACTGATGCTGATTGACGGTAACGCCTATATCTACCCACGTTACGTAAGGGGTGAACTAACAGACCTGGTATTATGCAACCGACATACCGTAACCCATGACACACTGAATAACAAATACTTTATTTGCGACGCTTACAACGGCGTTTATGGCACGTTTGACGAAAGCCAGATCATACACCTGTATTTGCATAGTTCAGACGGGCGCGACGGCGAAAGCGTAATAAGCCATGCCCGGCGTACAATGACCATAGCGGCAGCGGGTGACGATGAAACGGCAAACCGCTTTGTCAATGGCGGTAACGTACGCGGTATTATCAGTAATGATAAGAGCGTTACGGGATTTGGTGAGTATCAGGACGAAGAGTTAGAGAAAACGGCTATAGACGTTGACAGTAGGTTTTCAAAAGGTGAGCATATCGTAAGTTTGCCCGGACAGGTGGACTTTAAGCAGATTTCACTAAGTAGTACGGATATGCAGTTTTTGGAATCGCGTAAGTTTACCGTAAGGGAACTTTGTCGTTTCTTTGGCGTGCATCCGTCTTTTGTCTTTGATGATACAAGCAATAACTACAAGTCTGCTGAAATGGCTAACGTAGCTTATTTGTCAATGACGTTAGACCCGATTCTGAAAAGGATTGAATCAGAGTTTACCCGTAAGCTGATCCCGCGTACCCTTTGCTGCAAGCGCATCTTTAAATTTGACCGTAAGGGCATCTATTCGCTTGATCTGGAATCAATGGCAAAGTATCAGAAACTGACTATTGAAAGCGGTATCTATACGATCAATGATTGGCGACGTATCGAGAATCAGCCGTTAGTGGATAGAGGCGATATTGTATTATGTTCGACAAACCTTGCAGCGTTGGATAGTGAGAAGATCACCAAGGGCGCAGCATCAAATAACAGTAGTAACAATGGAAAAGATTAACAAAAGAGCCGTAGGATTTGAAGTACAGCTAAAGGTACGTGAGGCATCCGAGGGAGGCGAAAGCCGAATTATCGAGGGTTACGCGTTGAAGTTTGGCGTACGTAGCCGTCTTTTGCTTGATTGGTGGGTAGGCGTTTATTACGAAATCTTAGAGCCGGGCTGTATTACCCGTGAGACGTTGGACGCTTGCGACATCATGCTGACTATGTTCCATGATCGCCAACTGATCTTAGGACGTAGTAAGAATGGTGTGGGTACTTTGCAGTATGAGATTGACGCGGTAGGTGTCAAGTTCTGGTGTGAAATGCCTAAGACCGTTGACGGCGACAAGGCTTTGGAACTGATCGCACGCGGTGATATTACCGGGTGTTCTTTCATCTACTCTACGGATGAAAAGGACAGCGAGAACGCGGTAAGCTACGAAAAGACGGGTGAGAAAACAGAAGATGGCGAAGAAATCCTGTTGCGCCACGTTAAGCGTATTGATAACGTCTATGACTTTACGATTACGCCAAAGCCCGCTTTTGAGCAAACCAATGTAACAAAGCGCGAGTTGGAAGATGCAGGCATCGTTTTCGACGAAAAGCCGAAAACCGTAGAAGAGCCGAAGCAAATAGACCTTGCAAAGAAACGCGAGGCGATCCGTGAGATTAAGAAGAGAATTAGCCATACCGTTTAAGGTGGCATATTGTTTAATTTAAAAGTTTCTGCAAAATGAAAAAGGAAAAATTTAATTTCCGCGAAGCCTACGAGCGCATAGACGCTATCAAAGGCCGCCTAAACGAGATGGCGCAGAATCTCGAAAATGATAAGGAGCGCGAGGCACTGACAGAGGCAGAGCAGGGCGAGCGTAAGCAGCTTGAGCGTGAACTTGATATTCTGGAAATGAAGATCAAGGCCAACACCGAGAGCATCGCCGTTATGCGTCAGGAGGACATCGAGAACGCTAACGCCAAGATGCGTGAGTGCCTGAAAGAGGGCAAGCGTTTTGAGTTGAAGATTTCCCGTGCCGTTGCACAGTCATTCGGTGGCAACGCCTCTACCTATGCAAGCGGGCTTGCAGGTACGAACCCGTCGGGGATCACTACCCACGACATCGTAGAGCCGTTGTATAACAAGACGATCCTGAAAGCCATCGGATCGCCCTTGCTGACAGGCTTAAAGGGTAATCATCAGTGGCCCGTTGTCGAGGCATTCCATGCCACCATCAATGATGAGGGCGCAGCTTTGGGAGATACCCAAATTCCTATTAACAAGCTGATCCCGAAGCCGGAGCGTCTGGGTATCGCTATCCCCATTACCCGTGAGGCCCTGAATGAGACTGACAACCTTATTCAGTTGGTTTGCACGCAGTATATGCCCGTAGCCATTGCCGAACTGATGAATAAGATCATGTTCAGCCAGACCAAGGTTAACGGTGCTACTGATCTGGTAGGCCCATTCCTTGCTACGGCTATGCTGCCCGCGAACTGCAAGACCTACACAGGCGACGCGCCCACCTTGAAGCAGATCGTAGGTGCAAAGACCGCTATCCTTGCACACAACGTGAAGCCAGAGGGCCTTTGCTACGTTATGTCAGACGTGACAAAGGGCGAGTTGGAGGCTACCCCGAAGTGGAGCGGAGCACAGCAGGCTATTGTCGATGATAACGGCAAGATCAGCGGTGTACCCGTTTACACTACCAACGAAGTGCCCGACGGACAGATTTACGTTGGTGCATTCAAGTACGCCCCACAGGGTATCTTTGGCGACATGGTGCTGATCGTCGATCCTTACAGCAAGGCCCGCAGCAACGCCATCGACTTTGTGCTGAATGTCGATTACGCTATCAGCGTATTGCGTCAGCAGGCGTTCGCTATCCTGTCTAAGATCGGTGTGTTCCTTGATAAGTCCGAGTTGGCTTTGACCGTCGGCGACACCTTCGATCTGACAGCTACCGCGTTCCCCGTCGGCACTGCCGTAACATGGGCAACGAGTGCAGCAGGCAAGGCAACCGTAGCTAACGGTAAGGTAACAGCCGTTGCAGCCGGAACAGCTAACATTACCGCATCTATCACGGTTGGCGGTCAGACTTATACCGCTACCTGTGCAGTAACCGTTAGCGCAGCAGGCTAAGTTGGTGATTGTGTAACATATCAAGGTTTTAGGTTATGGCTAACGTAGTGGATTTGTCACTTTTCAAGCAGCACGTAAAGGCTGATGATTTCGCAGACGATGATACGTATTTGCAGCATCTTCTAAAGAGTGCTACGAATTACGTTATCAGGGCTACCAATCGTACCAAGGCAGAATTAACGGCTATGGGAGGCGACGAGTTTCCCGCTGAATTGCAGCAGGCTATTATGATGTTGGGGGCACATTGGTACAATCAGCGTGAATCAAACGCCCAAACGATCATGCCGGAAGTGGCAAATTCACTACAGGCTTTAATTAAGCCCTTTAGAAAGTTGGTGAAAGATGATAGCGGGACGGATGAAGTATAAGCTAAAGTTGTTGCAGCCTGTAATGACTGTGAACGACTACGGCGAGGAAACGCCCACATGGGAGGAAACCCGTACCGTACACGCAGAGCGCGTAAAGCATACGGGCAACCGATCAGAAGAGGTTGGCGAGCATTTCCCGGACTATCGGGCAGAATTCAATATAAGGGACGTACACCCGGTACAGGAGAATTGGCGAGTACAGCAGTTAGGCGGCAACCTTTACACCGTAACGAACATCATACCCAACTTAGACAGAGGATTTAAGACTTTGATCTGTGATAGAGTGAACGAATAACCGTATTTCAGTATGCAACCCGATCAGGCACCAGAAAAGGACTTAGCGCAGATTGCTAAGGAAATGACCCCGAAGCAGCTACGTAAATCCCTGAAACGCGCCTACCGTGCAGAGGCAAAGAAAGTATTGGGTATTGCACGCCAACAGTTGCACCGATCCAAAATACAGGTCAAGGGCAATCAGGCAGATTGGGATAAAGGCATACGTAGCCACATCTACAGCAGGGGAGGCGGTTTTTTGATAACAGTCAAGGCCCGACGGGCAAACATGAAAGGCCAAGGCGAAAAGTCAATGCACGAAAACCGTAAGGGCTTTAAAAAACCTATCCTGATGTGGGCAGAAGAGGGTACTAATTATCGTCAAAGAGGCGGTAAAAAAGTACGGATCAAACACGGTATCTACGGCACACACCGAAGCGGCAAAACCCAATATTGGACGGAAACCATACGTAAGGATGGAATACCGACAAAACGGATGCCTGCATACAGATTTCTTGAAAAGGCGACACCCGAAATGAATAGGACGGTAGAAACCGATTTAGGCAAGGAAGTAGGCGTAGCCGTTGAGAAAGTGGCTAAGAAATGTGGTTTTATTAACTGATAACGAAGTATGGCAAGGACATCATTAAACGCAGGTATAATAATACGCGACATACTTACAAAGGATGCCGACGTAAGCCGGATCGCTACAAAGGTTTTTCCCGTAGTGACCGACAAAGCTATTTTGCCTTATGTAGCCTACCGTCGTTCGCGTCTGGAGCATAGCCCCGTAAAAACGGGTATGCCGGGTGCAGATAAAGTACAGATAGAAATTAACTGCTATAGTAAGACCTACGAAGGCAGCATAGAGTTAGCCGAGGCGGTACGCGCCGCTTTGGATAACGTACAGGGCGAAAAATCGGGTTTGTCTATGCGTAGTTGCTATCTGTCAGACGGCGAAGAGTTCTACGAAGATGATGCCTACGTACAGGGATTGATCTTTACAGTTCAGATTTAGTATAATTTAAAAAAGTTAGAATTATGGCAGTACCACAATCAGGCTACATTAATGGTAGCGACATTCTGTTAAGTATTGGCGGTAAGGCAGTAGGTCATTGCACCACCCACACCATTACTTTCAACAGCGAGACAAAAGACCGTGCCGTTAAGCCCGCTGCAAGTCAGTCGTATTCAGCAGGTCTTTGGAAAGGCAAGGGCGTTACGGGCCTTTCAATCTCTATCAGTGCCGAGGGCTTGCGCTTCTACGGTGAGAGTGAGAACGGATTTAGCGAGATCGCCGCCCTGTGGGGAGTAGGACAGCACGTAGCAGTATTGGCCTATCAGCGCGAGGGTTCCGAAACTCCTTATCTGTCGGGTAACTTTATCATTACCTCTATCGAGGAAACAAGCCCGGCGCAGGATGATGCAACCTACACCGTCAATCTGGAGAGCGACGGCGAGCCGACCACGTACCCCGGTAAGGCTTCCGCAGGTGGTTAATTTTTAGTTTCTGCTGACTATGGAAAAGAAGAAAGTAGAAATATTAATTGATGGCAAGGCATACCCCTGTAGGCAGACTATGGGGGCTATGCTTCGCTTTAAGCAAGAGACGGGCAAAGAGGCTACGGAAATGGACGGCGGTTTTACCGATCTGTGTACGTACCTTTGGTGTTGTATTGCATCTGCCTGTAGTGCCGATAAGATAGACTTTGATCTTAGTCTTATGGAGTTTGCCGACGCGATAGACCCGGACGTTATGGAAGAGTGGACTAAGACACTTGATAACGGAGAGGCAAAGCCAGAAGAGAAAGACGGCAGAAAAAAAAAGAAGAGCAAATAGGCATTTACGATGTATTAGGCATAGCGTTGGGCCTGATCAGGCTTTCGTATGATGATTTTTGCAGGCTGACACCGACAGAGTTTGAACACATTTACAAGGCGTACAGCGATAAACAGGATGCCGATTATAAAGATGCCTGGGGCCGTATGAGATTAGCGGCAACCGTATTACTACAGCCGCATTCAAAGCGTAAGATTACGCCCGAAAAGGTTATCATATTCCCATGGGAGAAAAAGAAGAGTAGCGCACCTGTTTTAAGTAAAGAGCAAGACAAAGAACGGCTTGAAAAGCTAATGGCACGGATAAGGAAGAATTAGTAAAGGCCGTTATCAGAAAGTTTGTCGAGCGTATTAGAAAGGTGGTTTGTATAGTTAGTACCGATCACCACACACGCGGCAAAGAAAACGGCCCCTGATCCGATTACTACGGGAGGGTATGACAGAACAAAAGCCGCCGCCATTACTACGAATGACAGCAGGGCGACGATGCCCCAACTGATTTGGAAAACGTTTGCTTTCATACACATATAGCCTTATTCTGCTGCAAAGATACAAATAAAATCTGATATAAGTAAGTAATTAAGCGGAAAAAATGGCAAAAGAAGTAAAATTTAATGTAAGAATATCTGTTGACGGTCAGGACAGGATCGTTACGGCTACTACGTCGGTTAGCGATCTACGGCAGGTCATGGAAAAGGCAAAGGGTAGCGCGGGCAGATTACGCGACACCCTTTTGAACTATAACCAATCCGTACAGGTATTGCAGAACGTTTCAAATGCCGTGCAGCAGCTTACGGGTACTTTGAATAGCGTAACAGAGGAAAGCCGTAGTTTTGGTGCAGCCATGAAAGCCGCTAACACGATGGCCGGAAAGGACGCGGCAGGCTTTGAACGCCTGAAAGGTCAGGTAGCCGATTTGTCGAAGTCTATACCAATGGCCCGTGATGCTTTGGCAAACGGCTTGTATCAGGTGATCAGTAACGGCGTACCAGAAGATAATTGGATTAACTACCTTGAAACATCCGCACGATCAGCCGTAGGCGGTATTGCAGACGTTGGCGAAGTAGTTAAGGTCACATCTACCATTATCAAAAACTACGGGCTTGAATGGGACGCAGCCCAAGATATACAGGATAAGATACAGTTAACCGCCAAGAACGGTGTAACGTCATTTGAACAACTTGCAGCCGCTTTGCCGTCAGTGACGGGACAGGCAGCACAGTTGGGCGTATCTCTTACTGAAATGTTAGCCGTTATGAGTACGCTAACGGGCGTAACGGGTAACACAGCCGAGGTAGCAACACAGCTTGCAAGCGTATTGACAGCATTAACGAAAGAAAGCAGCAAAAGTCAGAAGATGGCCGAGGCTATGGGTATTTCTTTCAACGCCGCATCTATAAAGGCAGCGGGAGGTTTCCGTAATTTCCTTATGGAACTTGATAAGACCATTACGGCCTATACCGCCAAAACGGGAGAGTTGAAAGAATCCGTTTACGCTAAGTTGTTTGGACGCGCCGAGGCTTTGCGTCTGGTTAACGGTTTGACCGGGCAGTTGGCAGAAAAGTTTGATGAAAACATAAAGCTACTTGATAGCAGTGCAGGTACAATGGCGAAAGCCTACGACGATATGGCAAGCACGGGCGAGGCCAAACTACAGATGATGAAAAACGAGTGGGGCAAATACACTGACTACATAGCAAAGGCAGTGGGAGGCATTCAGCCCGTACTAAACTTTTCGTCACAGTTGGGTATAGTAGCCGTTTCGGTAATGACTTTAACAAGGGCGTTCAGTCAGTTGCATATTGCACAGGCTTTGGCCTCTAAGTCAATGTACCGTACTATTGCCGTCTATGCCCTGTTTGGTACTAATTCAAGACGCGTTGCAGCCGCTACACACGTAATGGCTAATTCATTCCGTAGTGCAGCCACCAAAGCCGTAGCCCTTAAAATCGCTATACGCGGATTGATGGCAGCTACGGGCATAGGCATAGCACTTACGGCGTTGGGCGTTGTGGTAGCTAAGTTAGCCGGATCGTTTGACGGTGTGACGGATGCAGCAGCCGGGGCCGCTGATGGTTTGGAGGATTTCGGACAGTCAGCAGATACCGTTAAGCAGGCTTACGACAATACTTTGGAATCCACCTATAGCGACCTGATGGGCAAGTACGAACAACTGAAAGAGGGTTGGAAAGCACTTAGCAAGGAGCAAGAAAAAATAGCATGGATCAAAAACAATCAGTCTGCATTTGAGGAATTGAAACTAAAGATCAGTAATGTATCTGATGCAGAAAATATCTTTAGTGGCAATACCGATGCAGTGGTAGAAGCATTTACCCGGAGGGCAAAGGCAGCGGCACGTATGGCACAGCTAACAGAACTGTACCGTAAGCAGATCGCGTTAGCCGATGAATACGCAGCTACACAGACAGCCATACAGGATGATGCCAATAAGAATGCCAGACACGCCAAAGCAGGTGATAAGATCACCGATGATACCTATAAGAGTTCACGCTACGGCTATGCCCCTAATTCACCTGAAAATCGTAGTAATGATTGGGTATTTCACGAAAAGGGTGCAGGGCTTTACAGCGGTACTAACGTATCGAGTAGCCCGGCCCTGAAAGCCATTGAAAAGCGGATGCAGGCAAATGAGGCAGAGACAAAGAAAGTTGAGGCCCAATTTGCAGCAGAGCAGGCAGAGGCTAACAAGCCTATCGGCAGCAGTAAGGTAACGTCAGGCGGTAGCGGATCAGACAGCAAAAAGGATAAGTCAGGTAAGAAAGATTTGTCTTTGGTTGAAAACGCGAAGTCATACAAAGACCTTGCTAACAATGTGGCGTACTATCAGCAAGAAATTGAGAAAGCCGATAAGTCCGACGTTGTTAAGATACAGTCTTTGACACACGCCAAGAAAGCCGCTGAAGATGCCGTAGCAGCGTTTAAGATGCTACAGGATGGTATGGAATTACCAGACGATCTAAAGAGCCTTGACGATTACGATAAGAAACTGTCATACCTACGTAAGCAAAAGCAGTCTGCAAGCAAGGAGGCTATAGCGGGTATCGATGAAGAAATTAGGAAAACCGAAGAGGCCCGCCAGACACTTGAAGATACGACGGTAGCAGCGTTACGCGACGATGAAATAAGATCGTACGATCAGCTAAACGCCAAACTGTCTTACTATAACCGTCTGCTGAATAGTGGCGACGAAGCACAGCGAGAGTTTGCCCAAAAGGGTATTAACAGCCTCAACAAGCTACAAGAGGCATGGGATCAGACCCGCGAGGAAATGAGTTTGCCCGTCACTACTGACAACCTGAAAGACATAGACGCGGCTATATCGTTCTATTCACAGCGTCAGCAAAAAGAGGATGCCGATAATATCATGCAGACACAGCGTATTATCGACGATCTGACAGCAAAGAAAAGAACGTTGCAGCTTAGTACCGAAATCCCCGGTATGCAAAGGGAGATCGCCAACGTCAACAGTCTGGACGGCAGGGAACAGACGATCAAGATACGCAGTATTGGTTTTGACGAACTGAAAAAGCGTATCAAGGAACTTAACGACCTGATGGCAGACACCAGAAACCCGGTTACTGACAGCCAGAGAAAGGAGATAGAAGCAATGATAGACGTTTACCAGAGTTGGCAGCGTCAGTGCATTTCTTCTTTCAGCACCTTGCAGAACGGTTGGAATGCGGTTAAGGGTATTGGCAGTGGTGTTGAGAGTATAACGAGTGCCTTAGAGGGTAACGGTAACGCATGGCAGACGGTTACGGGTATTGTTGACGGCTTTATACAGCTATACGAGGGCATACAGACTATCGTAGGCATTATAGAGTTACTGACAACGGTAACAGCAGCCCACACAGCCGCTAAGACGGCAGAGGGTGTAGCCACAGGCGTAACAGCGGGTGCAACGGTAGCAGCAGCGACCACAGAAGAGACAGCGGCAGCGGCAGCAATACCCATAATTGCAGCGAATAAATTAGCCACTGCAAGCTATATGGAGTTGGCAAGTGCAATGTATTTTGCAGCACACGCGTACATACCGTTTGCGGGCTTTGGTATTGCAGCCGGATTTACAGCGGCAGCGGTGGCAATGGTGCAGGCTATCGGCATAACGCCCTTTGCAAGCGGTGCAGTTGTAAGCGGCCCCACGTTGGCACTTGTGGGAGAGTACGCGGGTGCAGGCAGTAACCCCGAAGTCATAGCACCGTTGGATAAGCTACGTACGATGATCGAGACAGGCGACGGCGGTATAAGTGGCAAGGTACGCTTTGAGATCGAGGGCCGTAAGTTGGTTGGTGTGATAGAAAAGGAGTATAACCACAAACGTAGAAGCTAAGAGAATGAGCAAGCAGTTACGATATAGGGGATCATTTCTAAGCCGTGCAGGTGTAGTATGGCGGGTAGATATTCTACAGGAGGCGGCAGAGCCGTTTACTGTAGGAGAGTTGACGTTTGAAAGCGAAGAGGCCCTGATCATTGATTGGAAACACCAAGATAAGGAAAACGTTATTTGCGGTAGCGAGGCCACTATAAAGTTAGAAAGCCCCGGTGATCGCACTTACGAAGATTTATATACTATCGAGGTGGGCCGTATTCGTATGGACGTTTACCGTAACAACTCCCTGTATTGGAGTGGGGCGTTAGACCCGGAGTTTTACGAAGAGCCTTACGAAATGGCACGCTATTACGTCGTAACGCTTACGTTCAGTGACTTTGGAATACTTGACAGGCTGAAATATAATCTGTCAGGTATGCAGACGATCCGGGCTATTCTGTTAGACGCTTTGGTACGCAGTACCATTAACTACGGGCAGCTTGATACGACATCTTTCTGTACTACTACCTTTGAGGATAATACAGCGGCAACGCCTGACACGCTATCGGTACGCAGTGAAAATTTCTTTGATGAAGATGGTAAGCCCAATACCCTGAAAGAAGCTATAGAGGGCGTACTACAGCCGTTGGCACTACGTATGATACAGCGTAACGGCAAAGTCTATATCTACGATCTAAACGGCTTGCACACAAACGGATCGAGACGGGCGATAACATGGGATGGCGACAGTCAGACTATGGACGTTGACAAAGTGGCTAATAACGTCACTATCAATTTTTCCCCGTATTCGTCGGCAGACCTGTTGACGGGTGATTTGGAGTTTAAGGGTACTTATTCCGTTGAACAAGTGAATTTGTTGGCAGAACGCGGGCACGATTACTACAGCTATTACCCGGACTATAACCCGGATCATTCAGGCGGTGGCGGTTGGGATTACAACCTTATAAACTTTACGATTTTCCTTAGTACACAGGGCAAAGGTTTGGCATACCTTGACGGCGCAGCCCGTTATTGTCATATCCTACCTGTAGTCAGCGGCCCGTCAGAGACGGACGCTATAGCATGGGCGTTTCGTTCAGGAGGCCACGGAAACCTTGATACCGGGTGGCCCAAACAGATACTTAACAGCGTGACAAAGGAGAATAGCACAATTCTAATGAAGTCGCACAAGGTGTTTTTGCCCAAGTTAAGCAGCGAGGGCGAAAAATCATACTATGTACGCCTGTCACTTGAAATGCTATTGGATGCCCGGTACAATCCGTTTACCGAAGCCGGAGAGTATAACGAGGCGGGCAACTATGACGCTATGAAAGTATGGACGGGGTGGGCTTTCGTACCTATTGCCGTTAACCTCTATGACAATCAGGGCCACATAATCAGCCACTACGTCAACAGCCACAACGCCAAAGGAATGTGCAAGGGGCATTTAGGTTACGCTAAAGGACGTTGGGACAGTGGGGCAGCAAGTTTTGGCGATGCTTACTTAGAGTATTATAACCCTGATGATGTAGAGGAAAGCGCAGGTATTTTAGGTTGGAAGAGTAACAGGCATTGTATAGGCAGACCGATATTTGATTACTTACAGCTATACGAGAGTTTTAAGAAGATGGCAGACGGTGAGTATATGCCATACCCGACACAAGGCGGTTATCTGGAAGTTACCATATATCGCGGTGTGCAGTGTTTTGATTACGACGGCGTGCTAAGTCTTTTAGCGGGCTTTGATTTCGATTGGAATGCTTGCAGGCGTTGGACTGAAAACGGCCTGTATGATAAGGCACGTTGGTTGCTCTACAAGGCCCCAAAGGTTGAGTTGGTTAGAAACAATCTGGTTTTTGATGCAGCGGAATTGGAAGATATAGAATATTCAGGCTACATTAACCGTGCAGCCAAAGAGGAAATTTCCATAGATACCATTTGCGGCACGTCTAATAAGATTTGCCCCACAGCAAAGGGTATCTTTTGCCGTACGTCAGACAGCCTACAGATACAGAAGCTAAAGCGTGCAGGCGTTGTTGATCACCCCGAAAAACTATTGATCGGCACGCTTTACAGCCAATACGCAGAACGTAAGACCCGGCTTTCAGGCGAAGCCGTGATAGACACTGGCGGGCTTTGCGCCTATACGGAGCAGAACCAGGCAGGCAAGGTTTTCTTAATGACAGGCGAACAACAGGACGTAATAGCCGATACGTCAGAAATTGAGATTACCGAATTTAAGCCGGACGAATACGACGCGATTGAGGAAGTAAGTTAAATCAGCATAGCGCAATATGAATAAACATTATACGTCAGTAACCAAAGGCCATACGCCGAGACCCCGAAGCGAGAGAATGCGCCGGGAGGGTGTCGGCAACCTTAACAGTACCGTAGTATTGAATGCGAGTGCCAACGGTACGGGCATATCTGGTGACGGGCATAAGCACGTTAACTTAGATGCTTTGGATCAGATCACAACGGACAGTAACGGTTATCTTTGGCTTGATCTGCTAAAGGAGATCACAACCGAAGTTGACGGACAGGAAACAACGATTTTCGAGAAAATCCGTGAAAAGGTCAAGGCGGGTTATGCAGACGTAGCGGGCGATCTGGCAGAGGACAGCCCGATTTTCAATAGGTTTCTTAGTCGTATTGCCGATGATATTGCAGAGGGTATTATTACCTTTAGTCAGGGCTTGATCGCTTTGGGCTTAACCGTATTCCGTGACGATGTGCATTTTGGTACTTTCGTAAAGTCCCTATACGCCGGAACGGGTGCAGGCATAGACCCACAGGGAAACGCGGAATTTGAGAGCGTCAGGGTACGCACGTACTTTGAGGCGGTAGAATTGATCATTAACCGCCTGTCTGCTATCGAGGGCGACCAATTACTGACAGAAAGCGACCAGATCGTAAGTGTCGAGGATTTGGGTAACGGCCAATACCGCCTAACCCTACGGGAAAAGTGGGAGGGCTATTTTACGGCCCAAAAGGTTAACAATGTCATAAAGGGTATCATTAACAATCTGGGTGCAGCCGCTTTGGGTATGACAACGCCCGGCACTAACGCACAGATGTACACAAGTTGGATGAGAGTTACAGCCGTTGATACGGCACACAACACTATAGACGTAACCCTGTACCCCGATAACCAAGTACCCGCCGGGCATAATTTCCCGCCCTGCGAACTGATGAATATTGCACGTTGGGGAAACCAGACAGACACAACGCGCCAAAGCTGTCTGTATCTGTCATCTACAGAAGGCCGTATAGTGAAGTTGGTAGGCGTAACAAAGCCTATCATAGATCAGTCTAACTACGGTATGACAATCGGCACTTTGCCCGACTTTGTGCAGCAGATGGTAGATGATCAGGGCTACCCGTTACCCGTTAAAAGCGGTTTGGACTATATGTATATTCCCGGTATTATCGCTATGGATATTATCAGGGTTAACCATTGGACGGGATTACCCGAACCTGTTTACGTTGACCGGGGAGAATGGGACGCAGAGGCTTTTTATTATTGCAACGCCCTGAATCCTGAAACAGGCGACTATGAGGTTTCCGAAGTCTGGTACAGAGGGTGCAAATACCGTTGTTGTCGGACGGGTACGCTTGTAGCCCCGTCAGTCACTACTACGGATTGGGCATTTTTGGAGGGCAACCCGGACTTTACGGTAGAGTTTAACGATACCGACGTACTGTTTGATCCTGATCGTTTCGATCTGACTTTGTACATTATCGCCAAATACAGGAATCAGGACATAACGGCAAACATACCCGCCGCTAACGTCACATGGACGCGGTATAGCGAAGATGCAGACGGTATAGAGCGCGTGCAGTCTGATCTGGCATGGAATACCCGGCACAGTGGGGCAGGCAATCCCGGAAAGTCTATACACCTGACAGCCGCAGATATGGATTTTAACGGCTATGTACCTAAGAAAGTGAAGATAACCGCTACTGTTATCCTGACAGACGAAAACGGTAACGAGGTTGACGCAGACAGGGCAGTATTTGAGTTTTAACTAAATAACAGAGAGTATGAAAGTAAAGAGATTTGATTTTAACTTTAAGCCCTTGCAGATGGATATTAGTTTAGCCACGCAGGGCAGCGTACCCGATAAGCAAAACTATGATGCTGATGCAGACGAGTACACGCCGGACTATACGCTAACGCCGCTGATCATTCAGCCCGCTATCAATCGTCTGGATAAAGACGAAATACTGACACCGGGTAGCGTAAATCAGAATTTGGCAAATATCCGTTGGTATGAGATCATTAACGGAACGCGTACACAGATTTTGTCAGAAAACACCAATTACGAAATGACCCTAAGCGGAGGTAACGCCGGGCGTATCAAGGTGAAAAAGAACGCGCAGCCGCAGATACCTATAACGTTGGAGTTTTACGCCGAATATACGGACACGCGTACAAATCAGATAATCGTGATACAACGGACGTACCAGATACGTTGTACCAACGCCACTACGTATCAGCCCGTCTTAATCTTAGATACACCAGATCAGACGATCTACAACCCGCTTAAAGATCAGGCGGTGCAGGTGATACACGCGAGTTTACGCGTAGGTGAAAGCGAGTGTCCGGCAGCTAACCGTATCTTTGTATGGGAAAAGTTCAGGGATGATAATACGTGGACTGTGATAGGCACTGACACATCTTTAGACTACGACGTAACCGTATCAAACGACACAGCGAGTTTAACGATAAACCGTAGCCTGATGGGTGACGATCTGTATATCAGATGCAGGGCAAAGTACAGCAAATCAGGCAACCCGGCAAGCGTATCGTTAACGGCTGCAAGCCCGGAGCGTATAACATCGTTTAAGCGTAGAATCCCTAAGTTTGAATATGAGATAGCGGGCATACCTACAAATATACCCGCAGGTATTTTGAAGATCGCGCCGGAGGCAAAGGTATGGGACGTAAACGGGGCTATCGCTAACTTTGATGCCGTTCTTATGCCTATATGGTATTCTGCCACCAACCGGGCAAGCGGTAGCCTGACATTTAATCAGGTGGGACACGGCAAAAATCCCACTTTGCCAACAAAGGCAATGGATGATGTATTAGGCGGTGTGTTCGGACTTGAAATAATCGACTGTGGCCCCGCTTGCGCATGGGAGGATAGGGACGGCTATCTGATCGAAGACGGGGACGGCTATCTTTTACTTATTTAAATATCAATATTAAAATTTTACGATTATGGCACGTTACATTAAAGCAAATCCGAAAGTTGCAAAATTCTTGCAGCTTGAAAACGACAGAAACACCGTAAAAGACGGTAACTATCTTCTTTGGCAGGCTGATATGTTGAGTTTCGGCCCGCTCACGCATTTAAGCGAGACTTTGGCCATGATAGGCGGTATTGCGCTGATGCCACACGAAGCACGCGAAGAGCAAGACGGGACGGTTATAAGACCGCTACCTGTAGCCACTGATCCCCGCTTTGTCGTAGAGACGGCAGCACCCGCCAATGAGCCGGAGCCAGAACCCGGTAACGGTGAATCCGTGACAGAGCCGGAGCCAGAACCCGGTAACGGTGAATCAGAGGCGCAGGGTGAAACGCCTAACGGTGAATCAGAAGAGATAACGGCGGGCGAAGTTGGCAATGTCGAGGATATTGTGGACTTTGGCCCGGAGCAAGAACCCGATAACGGCGGTGAGTAAGCAGGTGAAGAATAACAATTTAACGCTAAGAGATTATGAGTACAGCGAGTACAAGTAGAACTATTAAGTTCATAAGCAAAGCAGGCACGTACACATCTATTATTATGTGTTCAGAAGGTGATCTGTTTCAGGAATGGGAGGGCACGCAAAACGACGTAACGAGGATTTCACCGAATTTCGAGACCTTGCGCCCGATCCTGTATTTTGTATGTACGTCAAGCCGCGTAGCCGAGGGCGTAGCAACGCCCGACAGCATCGACTACTATTTCAACGGCACAAAGATTACATGGAGTGGCGACACGTCAACAGGTACGTTTGCCGGAATGTTCAAGAAAGTTACGCCAAGTGGCGACCAACTCTATTACGGCTTGCAGATTATTAAGAACCTTGTGCAGGCTTCCGGCTTTGCGCCCGCTACTATTAAGATGGTGGCCCACATATCCTACGGTACGCAGAGTGACGAAATACAAGCATCGTACCCGATCCAGATTCAGCAGTCAACGGGTAACAGCTACCGCGTGACTATTGCTGCGGGTGACACTAAGAACTTTGTTATTACTCAGAAAAGCGGCAACGGCAGTAGTTGTATTTTAAAGGCTATGGCCTATCTTAGTGGCAACCAACTGACCGCTGATCTTACTTACAAGTGGTACAAAAATACGCAGGGTAATTGGGTAGAGATTTCCGGCCAGACAGCACAGACGCTGACCGTTTACGAATCCGATATTAACACCTACGGCGAATATAAGGTTATCGTTTATCGAGGCGGTACGGAGATCGGCAGCGACTTTCAGGGTGTTATGGATGCAAGCGACCCTTACGAGATCGACCCGCATCCAAGCCCGGAAGATGAAACGATTACAGAGGACACAAGCGGTAATGGTACGGTTACTTACACCCCGGTTATCGTAAAGCGCGGTACAAGTACAAAGGCTATGGATAGTCTGTTTTTCTTTACCGTCAAGGATGCCGCAGGTGTATTTCTCAATTCACAGGCAGATCGTACAACGGCAAAGGCAAGTTATAGCGTGACACGCGCCCACTGTGTGCAGGCGGGCAGTGACGTTTCGGTAACTATCGAATCACAAAGTTAGTGCCTATGAGCGGAATAATGAAAACTTGTGTGGTCAAGTTCATACGTAAGGGCGTAAGCGTTTCGCACACCTACGTAGAGTACGCGAGAAACACAAGTAACGAAACGGCCCCTACAACCGGGTGGAGTACAAACCCCCCGGTGTATCAGGACGGTTACTATATATGGGAGCGTATTCAGACGGTCTATAGCGACGGAACGTCTGAATACAGCGTACCCGTATGTCTGACAGGCGGGCGTGGCATAGTTTCCGTAACGGAATACTACTTAGCTACGTCTGCATCGTCAGGCGTAACCCGTAATACGTCTGGTTGGACTACGGGCGTGCAGACGGTTACAAGTGCAAAGAAATATCTTTGGAACTATGAGAAAGTAACGTATTCCGACGAATCAGTAACCTACACAACGCCCGTAATCATTGGTGTATATGGTGAAAAGGGAGATACAGGCGTTAGCATATCTTCTATCACAGAATACTATTTAGCTACCTCTTCATCGTCAGGCGTAACCCGTAATACGTCTGGTTGGACTACCTCTATTCAAAGCGTCACATCTACCAAAAAGTACCTTTGGAACTATGAGAAAGTGACGTTTACCGATAATACCACGTCGTACACAGACCCCGTGATCATCGGTGTGTATGGTGATAAAGGCGACAAAGGAGATACGGGTGATACCGGGGATAAAGGTGATAAAGGCGACAAAGGAGACAAAGGCAACAAAGGAGATACGGGCGATAGTGCCCCCATAGCATTTGCAACGCCTGATAAAATAGTATTCCCTTGCGGTAACGGCGGGGCCGTAAAGACAGCAACGACCAAGAGCGTAATATTTTCTTTGAAAGTTGGAGGTAACGCGGCAACGGTAACAAGTGTTACAAGCGGAACAAAGCCGACGGGTATTACTGTTACGGGACAGGCAGACAATGCCGTTACTATCACCGCTTCTACAAGTGCAACGGCATCGGGTATGGCAAGCGGAGTGACATTTACCGTTAATGGGACGTATGGCGGTAAATCCTATTCTGCGTCGATTACGGTAGCCCTGATCGGCTCTATCGAGGGATCAAAGGGTTATACAGGCCCGGCTTTACGCGTACAGGATTGGAACAAATGCACAACTAACGGTACGGTTAACTACCAATTCTATCAAGGTGCAGACGGTGAAAAGTATAAAGACGTTGTTTTATACAATGGCTATTACTACAGCTGCATACTAACGCATAAAGATAAGAGCGTTACGCCAAGTAATCAGACGTTTTGGCAGTTGGGCGATAAGGTAGAATTGATTGCCACTAACATACTGTTGGCTAACTATTCCCTGATCAAGAATCTGGGTGCAGAGGCTATACAGATGTATGCCGCCGGGCATTCAGGCGACGCTAACTATCTGCTGTTTCAGGCAAAGGACGGTACGGTAACGTGCAACACGGGAAATTTCTATAACGTGAATGTCACGGGAAAGGTTACGGCTAAGTTGTTCTATTCGCCTACAAAGCAGCTATCGGTATCAGACTTTACTAACGGCGTGTATAATATCAATCCATCGTCAGACCCGGCCCATACTTTTGTTTTGGATCATCCGATAGTGAATGAAACAGACGGTGGATCGCTTACTATCAATCTGCCAAGTGCTACGACGTACGACGGTCTTGAATTGCAATTCTTAGAGATAAGAAGAACGCGAAGCGTAATAGCAAGCGTTACCCTTTCAGGCTCTATAACAAACGGTGGTACTTTGTATTCAAATATTTCGTCTGGCTATTTGAAACTTAATAAGTTTACAGTGCTAAAGGCTATGGCCGGAAGATGGTACGTTATCCAAGAGGAATTAAGTACGTAATAAAACATAGCGCAGTATGAAAAGTATAGTGATATTTAACAGGCTGATCCCATTCAAGGGATATTTGGCTATAACCCTGTACCCGTTTATCTTTGTCAGGAAAGCGGCAGCGGGCAGATACAGTACGACGGTTAATAACCATGAGCATATACACGGAGAGCAACAAAAGGAACTGTTACCCGTTGGCGTTGCTTTGCTACTGATCGCGTATCTGTCCGGGTTAGGGCTTTGGGCGTTGCTCTTTTTGCCCGTATTCCTTTGGCTATATGTCGCTGAATGGCTTTGTAAGCTATACAGGTACAAAAGCAGCAAGAAAGCATACCGTAACATTTCCTTTGAACGTGAGGCATACCAGAACGAAAAGGATTTGGCGTATATTTCAAGTCGTAGGCACTTCATTTGGTTTAAGTATATTTTTCACAATTAAATTTTTAAGTTATGGTTAAGCAGACAAGAAAACTTACTGAAAAGTCAACTGTGGCACAGATTAACGCCACTGACAAATTTCCGATTACCGATGCTAACGGTAACGTGACGTTGGTAACGCTTGCAACGATCAAAAACGCGATCATGGACGGTGCAAGCCTCAACACCATGTACGACGGTGTGTTTATCATGTATCACCGTAATAGCGATAATTTCCCGCTGATGGTTAAGCCCCACAAGTGGACGAGCATACAGAGCAGCGGAGAGATCGCCGACGGCGTAGTAATCGTAGAGGGTGGCAAATGTCTGGTGGTAGCACCTACGGAATCAGCCACTAAACTTACATGGAGTAGTGCAGCGATCAGCGGTGGCGGTACTACAACGTCAGACCGTGTAACGGCTATCAATGATTGGAACGGAAAGGCTAATACAACGGCACAGATCAACGCCTCTACAAGCAGCGCAGTTACAAATACTGCATCGTACGCTCCCGGTTTCTGTAATCTCTATAGTCGTACCAACGCCAACAGTCAGGGATTGACGGCGGGTAAGTGGTGGCTACCCTCTCTGGGTGAAATGATGATGATCTATGCCAATATGACAAAGATCAACTATGCGCTTTCACTGATCAACGGTGCAACACAGCTACAGGAGGATGCGTATTGGACTTCTACCGAGGGCAGCGCGGCGTACGCCTGGACTCTGCACCTCGGCAGCGGCGGCGCCCTCTACTACACTAAGGCATCGTACACGCTTCGGGTTAGGGCCGTTTCAGCGTTTATCGCTTAGTAATTAGTTATTAATCTTTAATTATTAGTAGTACCCGGCGGTAGCCGGGTACATTACAACGAAAAATCGAATTATGGCAGAGAACAAAAATATAAAGTTGGTATCAAACGCGCCTCTATACAAAGATGTGCGCACACTGTTAAATAACATATTGGACGTTACCCCGGATTTCCCAAGGGCTTACAAATATACTATCGGTGGCGAAATGCAGAAGATAGCCGTTAGCCTGCTGAATACCGTAGCGTCTGCATATATGGATAAGGCTAACAGGCATCAACATCTAACCAAGTTCAAAGCCGATTTCGAGACGTTGAAAACGCTTGTGAGAATAGCGGGTGAAAGGCAGTGGATCAAAGGAATAGGGCGGCACGCACTGATCATAGAACTGATGGACGCGATAGGCAAACAAAGTACAGCGTGGAAGAACTCAATGCCTGTAGGCAGTGAGTAGCCGGAATCGAATTTAGTTACGACTAAACGAGCGTGCAAATTTCCGTGATAAATGGGGCCTATACCGTCATTTACGGTTAAGAGCAAGTCAATAGGCCACAGATTGCGAGCCTACCGAGAACAGCGCGACGAACGCCTGGAATCTGAACCTCAACAACGGCAACGCCAACAACAACACTAAGGCATCGAACACGAATCGGGTTAGGGCCGTTTCAGCACTTCGACGGAAATAGAAGCAAAGTATAATATATGGTAACTACAGCGGGACTTTTAGAAGCGTACTACGATTGTCGCAGGAACAAGCGAAAGACGGCAAGCGCGTTAGTCTATGAAATGGACTACGAAAGCCGACTTATTGCCTTGCGTGATCGCGTCAATACGCGTACCTATCAGCCCGGTAAGTCCATTTGCTTTGTCGTAACGCGCCCACGTTATCGAGAGGTGTTTGCCGCCTCTTTTGAGGACAGAATAATACACCACTATATAGCACTAAGGTTAGAGCCGCTGTTTGAGCAAGTATTTTGCCCGTACACCTATAATTGCAGAAAGGAGAAAGGGCAGCTTTACGGGATCAACACCCTAAAGCAGCAGATTATCGAGTGCAGCGACAACTACACAACGGATTGCTACATAATGAAACTTGATCTAAGCGGTTTCTTTATGAGCATAGACAAACAGATTTTAGCCCGCCTGATTGACCGCTTTATTTTAGATCGGTATGCAGACGAAGATATAGAGGATTTGCGCTACCTTTGCCGGGTAGTCATATTCCACCAACCCGAAAAGAACTGTGAGCGACACAGCCCGGCCCGGTATTGGGATCACCTACCGCCTAACAAATCGCTTTTCACCAACGGGGAGGGAAAGGGCATAGCCATAGGCAACCTGTTTGCACAGCTATTTGCAAATTTCCTGTTGAACGGTTTGGATTGGTATTTGGAGGAATTGGGCATAAAGTATCATGGCAGATACGTAGATGATTTCTATTGCATACTCCGTGATAAGGCGGTACTACTTAGCGCAGTGCCAAAAATAAGGGCTAAGTTAGGTGAATACGGTTTGACCCTGAATGAAAAGAAATTCTATCTACAGCATTACACCAAGGGCGTGCAGTTTACAGGATCAATAGTTAAGCCCCGAAGATCATACACCTGTAATAACACGATAGCTAATTTTGTAGCGGCCATACGCAGGCTGAATAATGCAAAGGACTTACGGCAGATAGAACACGCGGTATGCTCTATCAATTCATATTTAGGACTGATCAAGCATAACAACGAATACAACACCCGTAAGAAAGTGTTGAGCATGATAGACAGAAAGTTATTTGAATATATCTACATAAAGGGACGCTATGAGATAGTGGCGTTAAAGAACAAATACAAAAAGAGAATCAGGACATATAAACGTATAAGAGATGGCGATTATTGAGGTACAACCAGAAAGCCCGATTACGCTACGCGTTGACGTGATCGATATGGGCTTGCTACACCTGTTAGAAACAAGGTACGTAGTATTGATAGAACAACGCGAAAGTGACATAGTTATAGAACTTTATAAAAAGTAGGATCATGGACTATACAAGCATTATCGAAATATCGGCATCGATGGGCGCGGCTATAGGAGGATGGGAGTTTATTAAGTATATGCTTAATATACGAACCAACAAACGTAAGGAGAGATCAGAGGCAGACAAAGCCAAGGCAGAAGCGGCAAAGGCAGAGGCAGAGGCTAACAGTGCCGATTTTTCCGTACTACGTGAGACGGTAGAGTTTTTGCAACAGCAGCTAAAGGAGAAAGAAGAACGCTTTGCAAGTCAGACAGACCGTTTACGCAAAGTGCAAGATGATTATTTTACCCTGCTGCAAGAAAAGGCTAAAGCCGATCTGGAATTGCAGCGTTTTCGATGTGTGCGCCCAAAGTGCGCACAAAGAGAACCACAAAACGGATATTGACAGTATTAATTAAACCCAAAGAGCATGAAGATTACAGAGCAACAACTAAGGCGTGCAGTACCCGGTGTGAGTACGGCAAATTTGCCCGCTTTCGTAAAGACGTTCAACGAGTGGGCAGAAAAGTTTGGAATAAATACCCCTTTGCGCGTTGTGCATTACCTTGCACAAGTCTTTCACGAATCGGGCAACCTACGGCATAGGGAAGAAAACCTAAACTATTCGGCAGACGGTTTGCTAAAGGTTTTCCCAAAGTATTTCAAGACCCGTCAGGACGCGGTAGCGTATGCCTACAGGCCCCAAGCCATTGCAAACCGCGTCTATGCTAACAGAATGGGCAACGGCAGCGAGGCAAGCGGTGACGGTTGGCGTTTCAAGGGACGCGGGTATATCGGCACTACAGGACGGGCCAACTATAAGGCGTACGCCGACAGCGAGTTTTGCAAAGGCGACCTGATGGCACACCCCGAATGGCTTGCACAGAATCCGGGCGACCAGAAAAGCGCGATGTACTTTTGGTATAAGAACGGATTGAACGAGTTAGCAGACCGGGATAACGTCGAGGCCGTGACAAAGCGGGTTAACGGCGGTTACAACGGTTTGGTAAACAGAATGTATTTGTATAGGATATTTAAAAAGGAGTTTGGCCTATGAGACGGTTTTCTAACAAACAAATAAACACGCTGATAGTGTTACACTGTGTGGCTATTATGCTTTGGCTTTTTTGCGGATGCAGATCGAGCCGATCAGCTATTGACGAAAGCCATAACCTGACTTTCGTAGATACTACCAAGGTGGAAACCCACAGTACAGGCGAAAGCCACAATGAGACAGACACCACCAAGACCGCCACAAAAACGGAACAAAGCGCAGTTATAGAATTTGTGGACGGTGGCGGTACTGTCAGTATTGACAGTGCAGGTAATCTTACGCTTTCGGGCGTAAAGTCCATGCAAGGCAGCTTTGGGCAGTCCGTAGTCGAGCAAAAGGGGATTAGCCGGAATGATGAAACGGTTAGCACCCATGACAGCAGGCACGGCGGTATCGGACTGATCGAGGATAGCAGCAGACACGAAGAAAAGGAATCTAAGGCAGAGGCCCCCAAATGGTATCAGTCGTTATTGGCTAAGATCGGCGGGCTTTGCTGCATAGCGGCCCTGATATACGCCATATTCCTATACCTGAAAAGAAAGATGTAAATAACAAACGTTTTCGTAAATAGTGCTTTGCCCGTACCCGCTTGTGAAAGTAGGTACGGGCTTTTTTTTGATACGGGGACAAAAATACGCTTTTTGCGATTTTCGGTACACTATCGGCGGTAAATAGTACGTTTTATCGCCGATTTGGAACGTTTCAAACACGTTTTAGCACGTTTAACCCTAATACGTAGTCAATGACTTTACGGTTTGCGGCATCTACTTTATCGCGGTTGTACCTGATGTATATACCCGTCACCTTTGCCCCGTGAGTATGTCCCAAAGCCTCACTGATCGTATCTTTGGGTATATCCAGATCAGCGGCATACGTAGCCCATGAGTAACGCGCCCAATACCATGATAGTTTTTTATCTATCGGCTGCATGACCCTTTGTCCGTTCTTGTGCTTTTCCGTAGTAGGTGGCCCAATACGCGCCAAGGCGTTATCTATAGTGCCCCCACAGGCTTTGATATTGGTGCATCGGTCAAATATACTAAGCAGATGATCTTTGCCCCTGTAGCGGTCTAAAATGGCTTGTGCCTCTGGCTCAATCCTGATACTGTATAGTTTGCCCGTCTTTGCCCGCCTGTATTCTATGCGCCCGTTAATGACATTTTCAGAGGTAAGCCCGGCGAGATCAGCAAAGTTAATGCCTATCAGGTAAAAGGACAGCATAAACAGATCGCGGTATTCCGTATAATGGTATTGGGTGTTGAGGCTTACAAGTTCACGCATTTTCTCTACGGGTAATATACGCTTGCTTGTTTCCTCTTCTTTGATCCTGTAGTGCTTAAACGGGTTATTATCCGTAATATCCCGGTCAAGGGCATAGTTAACAGCCCGTCGTACCACTTTCATATACGCGGCACGGGTATTAACCTTTAGATCAGACAAAGACGTATAGTAATCGTCTAACCATGCAGGCGTTATCATTTCACAGGTTATCTTAGTACAGTCCCCACAGAAAAGATTAAGCCTGTTAACGGCTGTTTTGGCTATGTACTTAGTATTGTCAGCCCGCCCGTCTAAGGTTTTTTGTATCAGATCGTACAGGGACGGCACGCCAACGGTAGGCTTTTGCAGATCAAGGTTGGTAAGCATTTCCCGAATCTGGCCCCGTGAGAGTTTGCCCCACTGTCCGCTTTCGATCAGTTCCAAGATACGATTACCCGTCAGCGTCAGCAGGTTGGTTAGTACGTCATTAATACGCTTTGCACCTTTGCCGATGCAGCGTTTTGTGGCGGTGTCCCAATCGTCTGCTGACAGATATATTTCTGTACCTATATAGATGTTAGTGCCATGCCCTACAACGATCTGTACCGGGTACGTACCATCTTTTAAAGCCCGTCTGGTGTCAAGTCTTAACGTCGATTTTCCCATAGTAATTTGCTGTTAATTTGCTGATAATTTGCTGAATTTTGCGCCACGTAGTACCATTGTGTGCCTGTATGGGCCTAAATACGTATTGTCGGAAATATCGGGTTAATCAGGGAAAAGCCCTGTAGATACGGGGATTTTGAGATAACAACGGTGATACCTTCTAATAATTTTGTACTACTCATAACTATTTGATTTTTAATAATTTGTATATCCGATTTTTAATTTGCTGATAATTTGCTGAATTATCTTATTACCTTTTTGCCGTCAGTTATAACAACGCCTTTGCTGTTTTCCGGGGCCACAGAGCCGTTTAACAGGTAGGCTTTACTATTTTCCCCGGCATCCGTAGAAACGGATCGTACGCCCGCTGATGTGTCTTTAGTAAGATATAGCGTACCGTCGCCTGAATACGTTTGCAGCGTCATAGTATTGTCGCTGAATCTGGTAACTACAAAGTTTAGCAGGGAAAGCGAGGTATAGCCGTTATAGCCTAAACGGGTAGCCATGTGTAATATATACCTGTCTGATGTATGGGTAAGCCAATAACCGGGGTAATACTGATATTCTATGCCGCTTGCAAATTCCCATGCTACGGCACTGTCTGAATTATCGGCGAATACAAAAGCCGCCGGGCGTTTACGCTCACTGTTATATACGGGGAATTGTGCAGTATTGAAAATGCCCGCTTTGTCTATGACATTCCAAGTGCCTAACAATTCGATTTCGTCTAAATTCTCTATTTGGGCGTTAGCCGTCAGCGAGACCGCCAGCCACATTATATATAATATAAGGCGTTTCATGTCAAAGCAGCGTTTAGTATTCCGTTTAATAGGCCAAACAAAAGGGCAAGGATGATCAGGGCAAGCGTTATGATGATAAACGCGCCCATGATGCAGCCCGGTTTGTTTTCCTTTGTCTTTGCTAATTTCATACTTTGGGATTTAGCGGGATTATCCTACATTGGCTTTTTTGATACCTACCATTTGCTCTAATTCGCTAATACGGTTTTTGTATCTGGTGATCCTGTCTAACAAGCCCTCTACCATGTTTTCAAGTTTGCCTATTTCCTGATCCTGCGGATCGTCTAAGCCGTCTGGCAGCTTTCGCATATCACCAGAGCCACGTAGCAGCCAATCAGCGGACAGATCAGGGAAAGCGTCTAATACAAGTAAGATCGTACTTACGGAAACCTCTACGTTACCGTTTATGTGGTTATTCAAAGTCTTTTGATTGACTTTGTAGATACCCGCTAACTGTGTCGGGTTACTGTCGTATTCCAACATAACCTGTTGCAACCGCTTTCTGACATCTTCTTTGTCTAACATACGCTTTAATACTTAAAATCTGTAAAACAAGTAATTAAATACTTAAATACTGTTATATTTTACCCTCAAATGGTATAAGTAAGTAAGAAATTACTTATCTTTGCACTCGTAAACGAGGAACCACAAGAAAGGCTGTCGGACATCTAAGCCCAACTATCAAAATCACAACTGCAAAGATACGGCAGTTTTTCTTTTCCTCCAAATATATAAGTAAGTAAATAAGTAATTTTAACGTAAAACGTATCAAAATGGCACAAAAGAGCACTAAAAACGGAAAGTACGCGGTACAGGGAATCGAAACCCTACGGGCTAAGATCAACCGTGAATTTATTATCAGGCTGTCACAGAACGGCAAAAGTCAGTTGGTTGGCTTTACCCGTCTTTGCCTGATGGTTGGCGATCTACACGCTGAACATTATGCCAAGAAAGCATTATGCAGCAAGGCACAGGCCCCTACTTTCGTCAGAGGCGGTGCAGAAAGGCTTTGTGTGACGTTTTCACCACGTTAGACTAACAATTACCCACAGAACAAAAAAAAAAAAAAAAAAAAAAAAGCTTTTTGGG